AATGCCGTTCTCCCCCTGAACGGGGCCTGTAGCTCAATGGTTAGAGCCGGCCGCTCATAACGGTCTGGTTGCAGGTTCGAGTCCTGCCGGGCCCACCATATTCTCTCTAAGCCACTGCCATACTTTGCATTTTTATCTGGTTTGACACTAGGTTTGACACCCGGTGTTCTCAATTCGTGCTCACGATGATCGTGGATTGATGAAGCGGACGTGGCGATCCCGAGTAGGTGTGAGGTACCCAGAAACCTGCTTTCCATAACGCCCGTTTTGCGAAATCGCCTTGTAGCCGCAAAGTTAGAATGTCCTGATCCTGCTTTGCAGGCCAACGGACATTTCAACTTGGCAGCCGCACGCCCTCTTCTGATACGCGGGAAACAGCACCCAATTGGTAAGCTGGGTGAAGCAGGCAACATCCTTGGTCCGTCAGCCACAACCATTCTCATGGGAGAGTATGGCATCTGCTGGTTTGTCTATTAAATGCTCATCGTCGCGCAGGAGGCCAGTGCCCTTACTTAGGTCGCTCTACCGATGCGCCCAATGTCCGCTTCAGCGTCCTCAGCATAAAACAAAGATTTCCAAATCCTGCTCGAAATACCCAAATAACCCCATCGGCGGACAATTGTCCGGCTGTGATCTACCGCTAAGCTACAGTATCTGCTTGATCGTCATAGCGACGGGAAGCGGTGAATAGTCCCGGTTACATCCGGCAATAAGAAACCGGCTTCAGCACGGGAATGGGAGGACCACATGGCACAGATCACCGGTACAGAATTCAACAATTTCCTGTCAGGCACCGCGGAGGATGACCAGATCTTCGGCCTTGGCGGCAATGACAGCCTGTTCGGTCAAGCCGGCAATGACATGCTCGATGGCGGCACCGGCGACGATACCCTCTCCGGCAGCACCGGCAGTGACACGCTGCTCGGCGGCGACGGCAATGATAGCCTGTCCGGCAACGCTGGTGCCGATAGTATGACTGGCGGCAGTGGCGCTGACACTTTCACATGGTCCGTCGCTGCAGGCGAATCGACGGCCTCGGCTCAGGACACGATCTCCGATTTCGAGGGCGCAGGTGTGGCCGGGGGAGACGTTCTTAACTTGGCCAGCCCCCCCGGAGGCCGCCGCTTCGTCTTCGAGGGCGCTCTCGCCGCGATGCCCGCCATAGGCTCTGCGCTCTCGTTCGGCGGCAATGGCTTCACCGAGGTGTTCTATGCCTTCGATGAAACAACGAACACCACGGTCCTATTCGCAGACTCCAATGATGACGGCATCTACGACGCCAATGACTTCACCGTCCGCATAGCAGGACAACATAGCCTTACCAAAGACGACTTCAGCACCGGCACCGCCTTTGTCAGCCGGGGCACGGATGGCCCCGACATCATCGTCGGCGATGAGTCGAACAACACAATCTTCGGTGTTGGCGGAAACGATACCATTAATGGCGGTGATGGCAACGATACGATCAATGGCGGTGATGGCAACGATGCCATCAATGGCGATGCGGGCGTCGACGTAATTCGCGGCGATGCTGGAGATGACACGCTCAACGGCGGCGCCGGTCGCGACCAGATATCCGGCGGCATCGGCAGTGACGTGATTTATGGTGGGGACGAGCTCAACTTCGATGGCACGGACGGCTTTGGCGATGCGGCACTCAACGGCGACGCGGGCGACGACCTGATCTACGGCGGTGCCGGCAACGATGGCAACATGAATGGCGGCACCGGCAATGACACCATGTACGGTGGCACAGGGCGCGATACTCTCTGGGGCGATGGTGGCAATGACGCTCTCCACGGAGAGGAGGGCAACGACTTTCTGAATGGTCTCGATGGGGACGATCAACTGTTCGGCGGCGCCGGCAACGACGACCTTGAGGGCGGTGGGACCGGAAACGATTTTCTGTCTGGCGGCGACGGCGATGACGAACTGGAGGGCTACAACGGCGCCGACGTGCTCGAGGGCGGTAGTGGTGCCGACACGTTCAAGTTCTCGCTGGCCTCGTTCAATCCACACTCGACCCTCACTACCGCAGACCAGGTGCTGGACTTCGAGGGCGCTGGCGCCGCGGGCGGAGACCAGATTGGCCTCTCGGGTGCGAGTCCTCTGGTATTCCGTGGCGCTGTCTCGTTCGCTCCGACAACCGGCGCCACGTTGTCGGGAGGTAGCGACGGGGTCATCGATATCTTCTACACGCTTCGCGATGGGAACACATGGCTCTTCGCGGACACCGATGACAACGGTGTGCTCAACAACACCGACTTTGCGGTCCAGTTCGTCGGTACGCATGCCTTCACGGAGGCGGATTTCACCGAAGCCACCAACCTCGCGATTGCCGGAACCGAGAAGAGCGATACGCTCTCCGGCACAGAGGGCGACAATTTTATCTTCGGTCTCGGTAAGAACGACCTGATTTACGGTCTCGGTGGCGACGACGAAATTCACGGTGGCGAAGGCAATGACACCCTGGATGGCGGCACAGGGTTCGATGCGCTCTACGGGGAAGCGGGCAATGACACGCTCGACCTCTCCGGCGGCAACTCCGGCACTGCCTTTGGCGGCACCGGCAACGACCTGCTAATTGGCAGCAATGTGGGCTATTCATCTCTAAGCGGAGAAGATGGCAACGACATCGTCAAAGCGGGTGCAGAGAACGCCGGACTGGACGGGGGTGCGGGCGATGACCAACTGGTAGGGAGCGCCGGCGACACCCAGTTTACCGGCGGCGCGGGTGTCGATCAGTTTGTTTTCGGCGCGGTTTGGAGCGACTCTACCTTAATTGAATATGGGATCGGAGATATCATTTGGGACTTCGAGGACGGTGTCGAAAAGATCGACCTCAGAGGAACTGGATTGACCTTCGAGGATTTAACCATCGAACACGTAGATCTTGGGTACTTCGCCTACGCGAAGATCAGCAATCCTACGGCTGGGCTCATTGAGGTGCGAACCACATTCGACGAAAACTTCGTCGCGCGGGTTCACATCGACAGGTCCGACTTCCTGTTCGACGTATAAGCGCTGGCAGGGCCGCCTGCGGTGCAGCCCCAGGACGAGGAAGGCGGGAGGTTCATTTCCCGCCTTCTCCTTTAGGCGGCCGCTTGTGCCCAAGCGGCCTAGCTCCGCCAGTCCCTGCCTGGATCCTGTTAGCGAAGGCCGTTCCATAAACGGCTTCCGCGAAATTTGCATGTAACCCTATTAGCAAGATCGTCCCTCTCCTTAGGGGGCGTCTCCAAGGAGGGCTAATTAGTGATTTGTTAAACGCGTCCTGACGGTTCTTGTGTCCGTGGATGAGGCCGCAGGACCTGGCCTGTCCTAAGCTTGGCAGAACTAACTGCCGTAGCTCACTCGCTTCAGTCAGAGCTAACAAGCGCCATCGCCTGCTGAGCCAGCAGTACCTGCTCGGCCTCTTTAGTATAGCGCTCAACCTCATCTAGGCTCTTGTGGCCGGTAATAGCCTGTATCTGCTTTGACGTGCAGCCAGCTTCTGCCAAGCGGCGCGCTGCAGCCTTCCGCAGGCCGTGGGCGGAGCACCCCTCAGAGCATCCCGCCTCGCGAGAAACTTCGGAAAAGTAATTGCCGAACCCAGCCGACGTGAACGGCTTGCCCTGCGCTGTGATGAGAAACGTCATGTTGGAGCGCGGCGTGGCCTGCAGCACGGCATCCAGCTTCGGATGAATCGGAATCCAAAGTGGTGTGCCGGTCTTCTGCTGCCGGACCTGGATCATGCCATTGCGGACGTGCTGCCAGCCCATGCGGATGACATCGGAGCGGCGCTGGGCTGTATAGAGCAGGAGCGAGAGGGCAAGCCGCTCGCGCGTGCCGATAGGCCATTTGTTCTCAAAGGCCGCGATGTCGTCATCGGTCCAGGCGCGAAAGCCGCCATTCTTGATCTTCATCTTACGGATGCCGAAGGTTGGATCGTCGGTGCGCCAACCCTCATCGATGGCGAATCGCATCAGCGTCCGCATGTGTCGTAGGAACTTGTTGGCGGCGCCAGGCTTGTCTGCCTTCTCTGCAAACAGTTTCTTGACGTGATCGCGGCGGAGCATCGCCACACGCTTCTCGCCGTGGGCGAGGCGGATCTTCTCGATCTCGTTGCGATAGCTGGCCTGCGTGATCCGCTCCAGACCCTTAAAGGTAGCTGACGAATAGTAGAGGGCAATCAGGCGGCTCATCGAGCCGGGTGGAGACGTGTTCTTGTCCTTGACGTCCGCCTCCCAGTTACCGGCAAGGGCAGCCTCATAGGCCAGCCGGAACTCCCTGGATCCCGGTGATCCGGGCAGAGGGGTGCGCTTGCCGTTCTTCCGGAAATACCGCCTGACCTTACCGTGTCGGTCCACGAACTCCTGAACGTAGGGCAGTCTGATCTGCGCCATCGCTAATCCCATTCGTTGGTCTCGCTGGCATCATCACCTGGAAGGTCGTCGAATGCCAAATCGAGGGCACGTATGTCCCAGACCTTGCGACGGTCGACGCGCTTTGGCTTCGGCATGCGCCCATCCTCGACCATAGCGTCGAACTTGCTCAAGCCCACGCCGATGTAGGCCGCAGCCTGCTCGCGGTTGAGCCCGCGCGGGGGCAGGGAAGGCGGCAGGCTATGAGAGGGTTGTACCCTTCCCATCAGATCCTCCAGTGAATGTAGCTAAGCTTCGAATACTTACCGGGTCCGATTGCGGAAGCTTTGCTTTCAATAGCTTGGCTGTGGGCCACCTGCATTCGTTGCCATGCATCTGCGATCGTTCGTGTCGCTCTATGCGTCGCCGGCATGGGAGGGGCCACGGAATCGGAGTTCAAATCCAGACCAGTGGGCTGCAAAGTCGGTCCTGGCCTGCGCTCGTCTGCGTAGTCCGCCTCCAGAGCGTTGAGCTCTGCAACTTCGACCGCTGCCCCCGGCGGTCTTTTTCTTTCTGAAGGCACCCGAACGCGAGTTGCAGTACATGCATTGCGCGCACGAGCGCCCTCAGGAAATTTAATTTCCCATTGTCGCCTTGAGGCATTACACCCGTTTCCTGACTCGGATCTCCTTCCGAGCGAGTTCCCTTTACAGAGTTAGGTCCTCTGTTACCTAAGGCCGCTGGAAGCAGTGGCCTTTTTCTTTGCGCTTCTCGTGCACGCCGACCAAGTTTACTCGCACCCGGTGGCGCTGCTACATTGCGCGTGGAAGAGACCAGCCAAGGCGTTTCGGACGTAGGATAGAGGGCAGCCCCTGGCTGAGCATCAGATCGTGTCTGGATCTTCTGTTCGCCGGTCCCATGGCCAGCTGTGTCATCCATAGGCTTAGTAGTGGCAGTGTCCGTCCTGGTGCCGCTACCGGCGAGACTATTCTGTTGAGCGGAAGACCAACCCCGCACCTCGTGACCGGCGCCGGCCGAGAGAGAAATGCGTGCGACTGAACGCTTTCGCGACCGCTGCCCCGAAATGACTGGCTGGGGACCGCAGGAGCGCCCCATTTGAGGCCTCATATCCCGCTGCCATTTCGGCCAATGGAGGACAACCATGCACTCCAGAACCGCTCTGCTCATCGCCCCGGAAACGCTCGTGGATGGGGCGACCATGGCCGAACTCAAAGCAACGGTCAGGGATCTTCGAGCACTTGTGCCGGACAGCGCGCTTGCTGATCTTGTGGAGGCTAAACTTGAAGCGCTGGAGCGAGATCTTGCGCGGCCGTATTGCGATTGCTGCCACACCTCATGACCGGCGCCGGGACGCGAGACCCTGGATCCGGTGCGAGCCATGAGGGGGAGGGGTGAAACGGTGTTCATTTGGATCTCCGGACGAGAGTCCCATCCATGCGGCGCTTCCAGCCGCTGTCCTTGCTGCCGATCATCGGCGGGCCTTTCCGCTTCTTGATACCGATGTGTCTCTGCTTTTGTCGCTTCGATCTGGCCGCGAGGCTGTGGTCCTCGGCGTCCTTCTCGGCCTTGTGGAAGTAATGGGCCGGGGCACAGTTCTCGTCTATGTCCTCGCCGCCTAGCTCAAGCGCCCGCTTATGTTCGATGAACCAATCCTCGCGGGCACCATCGATCGGCAGCTTGCAGAACCAGCACAGCCCGCCATTGGCCTCCCAGATCTTCAGGGCGCGGCTCGGCGTCATCTTCCGGCGCTTTGTGGTCCCGACATCCTCGCAGATACGGAAGGCCATCAGGCAACCTCCAACGGAGACGAGAAAACCACGCCCTGCGCGCCGAAGTGCCGCTGAACTTCATCGAGGTAGCGGGTCTTCTGCGCCGTGGTCATCAGCCTCGTGACAGGGAAGTCGAACGGCTCTGCCATCATTGCCAGCTTGGTCTCATAGGGCAGGCGGCGAATGTGCTCGTCATACTTCTGTGCGAACAATTCGCTTTCAGCCCGCAGGATCGGGATCCCGATGGTCAGCTTGCAATAGGCGCGGACTTCCTCGGCGGTCTGCCCGGTCTGCTCTGCGATCTCGTTCAGGAGGCGGCGCTGCATCCGGTTCTGGTCGACAGAGCGCCGCTTGCCCTTCACGATCTCGACGGTGAACGGCAGCTCGCGGGCCTGAAGCAGGCGCATTAGGCCTTGGCGATCTGCTTCGGTGGAGACGACGCGGGTGGTCATGTCACTGCGCCTTCTTCGTCGGCCAGCCGAGTTCGACCAGGCGAGCCTTGGCAAAGTCACGGATCTTGTCTCGAACCGGCTCGGGCAGTTCGTTGAGGATTTTCTGAGTGTCCGCATGCAGCATAAGGTCACTGACGGCGTTGATGCTCTTGGCCTTGGTGATCTTCTGCTTGAGTTCGGCTTCGACACTGCCAATCTGCCCTTGGCCCGCCTCCGATGGCGAGGAGGTACGGGCATCCGAACTTCCCGCACGGTCCTGGGATTGTGTAGTCTTCGCAGAAGAGATCTCCCCGCCGCCGTTTCCCCGGGCGCTCTCCTTGAACTCGTCGGCTTCCTCTTCGGAGTAGACGAGTCCGTGAAGCTCGATCAGCTTCAGGATCACGCGGTCCTTGGCCCGCTTCTCAGCCATTGCGTAGGGATAGGCGGCCTGCTTGCCCGACACCCGGTAGTTGCCCGGGTGATTGCCGCCGGCCATGACGGCCTCGCCGATCGACCACTCCATCCGCTCGCCCATGCGTCCGGCGACGAGAAGCACGGCCTCATCGGTTTCGGCTCGGACGATCGTCGGAAGGTCGAAGGTGATCTTGGCCTGGGCTGCGATCCGCTCCAATGTCTTGTGATAGATGACCGCGTTCCCCTGCACGCGCCACACATTCCCGGCCATGGGCTCCCCGAACTTGGCGAGGGTTTCGGCAATCTTCTTGTCGGTCTCGTTCATCACTTCGTCCTCACCGACAGAGACTCGGAGCCGTTCGACAGGTAAGCGCCGGGCACGACCGCACCGGCCTGCAGCGCCTCCTTGATCTTCGTCCGATCAGGGGAGGTCTTGACCTTCTGGAACTCGGTCGGGATCTGGCTCTCATCGGAGATGATGACGGCCGGCGGCACGGCTCGGAGCGAAAGGGTCGCTTCCGGCAGCGGCATCTTGCGGAGTTGGGCCGCATTCATCACCCGGAGGGCAAGGGAGCGGTATGCCTCTTCCCGGCGCTCGCATGCGCTCAGGCGGGCGTCGAGGTCGTTCTTGCGCTTCTGGATGGCCGAAGCCATGGCCTGGGCGTCGAGGATCCGGCTCGTGAGAGCGGAGAGCACTTCCTCGGCCGCCGTGCTGCCGGCGATCATATCCGCCCGCAGCGTCTCGTCCTCGGCAAGCTCCGGGTAGGATGCGATCAGGTTCTCGATCTCGCGCTCGAGCGCGGCGACTTCGATGGGGTGCGTCATGTCAGTGTCCGACTGTGTAAACGGGGATCTGGGCCGGGGCTTCGCTCTCCCCGCGCATGGCTTGGATCTTGGCGTGGAGCTGCCGCAGGTCGCGGGCGGCGTCCTCTGCGTATCGAGCGGCCAGAAGCAGGTCGAAATCCGCTTGGCTGCACCCGTTCACCGTGTCGTTGACGTAGGTGTTGGCGAGATCGGCGCACGTCGCCAGGGCGCGCGTCATGTCTAGGATCTCTTTGGTGCGCTGGCCGAAGGCCTTCAGGATGGTCATTGCTGCTTCTCCTTGCCCGCCAGTTTGACGAGCGGCTTCTGCCAGCCGCATTCCTTGGAGAGTTGTCCGGTGGTTCTGGCCTTGAGGAACGAGACACGCTTCGTCTCAGGGCCGCGCCATTTGAGGGTCATGGGAACGCGCTTCATGAGTTCACCGCTTGCACAAAGGCGAAGATGATGAAGGCCACGAGGCCACAGCAGAGGGCGAGCAAAGCCAGGTTGAGCGCGCTTCCGCAGAAGGCCTTGCACTGAGGACGGGAGAAGGACATCAGGCGGCCTCCTCGCGGTAGATGAGCCGCCACGTGCAGTCGCCGTACCAGCCGGACCAAGGGGTGTAACGAGCGTCTGCCAGACCGCACTTGGTGGCGTAGGTCACATGCAGACTGTCGAGGTTGCTGGGTGGATCGAGGACAAGGAACCGGCGGCCGATGTCGCGGCTCCCGCCGGTCAGCATCTCCACAACATCACCCTTGAGGAGGTCTTTCGTATGCAAGGTCCGCATCACTGCGCCTCCTCGATCCGATCAGCATCAGACCCGCCGCAAGGGCAGCGAACGACACCGACCAGCCCATCGGCACGGTTGAAGAAGATCCAGCCGCGCCCGGTGCAGTCAGGGCGGGAGCCCATCACGTCGAAGAGGGCAGACTGTGCAGCCTCAGCCTGTGCTTCGGTGATCTCGGAGCAGATTAGCCGGGGCCGGGTAGGGAAGTGGACAACGACACCCATCGCTCACCATCCCTTCTTGGAAAGGCTCAGGCGGCGCTTGTCCGCGTCGGCGATGGCCTTCTCGATCTGACGGTTCTTCCAGGCCTTCTTTGCGGCCTCGCTACGCGCGGCAGGACGCATGTCGCGCTTTGCCATCTCGAACTCAAATGCCGCCATGGCGCGGCGAGGGGTGCGGGAGGTACGCATCACGCAGCCTCCGCGTGTTCGCTGTACTGAGCACGAGATGCAGGAAGAAAGACGCGCGGGTACTGAGTGCTTTCGCGCGTTTTGTAGTCCTTGGCCGTCATGAACTTTGCGGCCTCGGCGTATGGCAGGGGCGCATTGTCAGTGACGATGAGCGCCGGCACCCGCCAGCCGTTTGCCCTGCTGCCCCAGTAGCGGATCTCGATGACGCCCTCGGCGATCAGTTCCTGGACCGCCCGACGCCACGTAAGCGAGCCATAATGACCCGCCGGGATCCGCAGGAGGCTCATGCTCTCGGTTGGGCTCATGGCCTTGCCGTTGTTCATGGCGAAGACCAACAAGATGTTAGCCTTCATCCTCTGCACGGCCGTAGACCCGAATAGATCGTTAGCCATGATCACGCTCCCAGCCGAGTGCCAGGAACGCAATGCCAGCGCAGAAGATCGTCAGGGCCGCGAGTTCAAGCGCAGCCTCTAGGACGACGATGTAGAGGGGTTGGGGATCGGAGCGGAACATGGGGAGGACATCCGTTGTTCGGGATGTCTCATATTCCCCTTTAAGGGTAAGATGTGTCAACCCCTCAAAGGGGAATATGGGGAAGTTTTTGCCACATTGGTTTTCCCCAGCTATCCACAGGCGAGGGTCTTACAAATCGACTCGACTCTTAGGAAATGGTGAACAAAATGCGAACATCCATCTAAGGAGAAGTTGATGGCTGTGTTGCTCCCTACGTCTGCCCGAAGCGGCTCTTCAGTCAGCCCGATCATCCAAAAGCGAAAGTTCCGCCTGTCCCTCGAATGTCTGGAATGCGGGCGCGTGCACCCGCTGGACATGACACTCTTCGATGAGCCGGATGACACCGCGACGAAGCATGATTTCTATGAGAGCGGGGTAATCGACCGCATCAAGTTCCGGTGCGAGGCGTGCGGATGCGAACAGGCCAGCTTCGAGGAAGTGCAATACCTGCGGGCGCGGAATGATCTTGCTGGGCAGGAGAGCTGAGATCGCGCCAACAAAAAGCCCCTCACGCACACGCAGTGTGAGGGGCAAGTTTGAGAGAGGTTCTTGCGGTCCGAGCCGCAGCCGTCGGATAGCTAAGCTTCGTGACGACAATGAGACAAATAGGAAAGGCCTCCTCACCCGCCGTTGCCAATGGGTGAGGAGGCCTCCCGGTCCATGAGAGCTGGATGTCGCTAGCCCTCGGCTATGGAATGGATCAGCCCGGGAAGGGTTTCAGCTTGGCAAAAGAAAACCTCACGTAGTCCGGGGCATAACTGAATTCTGCTGCCACGCTGAAACTGCTCTAAAGGAGGTAGGTTCTTGACAAACCTACGTTAAGAAATTTGGGACGGATGAAGCGCCATGGATGACATAGAGCAGCGAGACCCCCTCAACGAAATTCCAAACAGTCTTACCTTTTCGCAAGCGCAAGTGAATTTCATCTTAGGACGTTCAATCGCGAGCATTTACCGAGATTTGCTCAACGAGCCGATGCCGCCACACCTGCAGGAACTGATCGATCAATTGGAGCCTGAGAGCGAGCCGCCGACTGATTTCGACTAGCTCATTTCACCAGTCCACATGAGGTCTACACCGGCAGCGCCTGGTTATCAAAAACGAACCGGACCAGTGCAAGGATGCTGACCTCCTTGCCATCGTCCGTGTGATACTGCCGGTCCACCACGATAGGCTTGTGGGCCGGGTTGCTAGACCGGGGGTGGAGCTCGATGCGATCAGGGAATACCCGCATTTCCTTGACGGAGCGCTCCCGGAGCTGGCCGTCAGCAGTGGTCTGCTGGACGACAACGTTCAGGCCGTCCTTTTCTTTTAGCCCGACGTCCTCCCAGGCTGCGCATATGATGACATCGCCCTCGTTCATCGGCTTGGGCTGAGCGCGGTTCATGGAATCGCCCTTGACCCGATAGGCGATCTGCCGCGCGAATGGGAAGGCCGGGTCGCGTGGGGCCGAGATCACTTCGCCCAGGTCGTCGTCAAAGGCTTCGACCGCGAGGAACGCGCCGGCCTGCACCGAGCCGTCAATTTTCGCGAAGGTGAACGCGTCCCCGGCCGGCAGCTCCTCGACCGTGCTGTCAGGGTGAGCCCGAGGCGCTGGGGGAGGGCTGTCATCAACGATCTCGCCCTTGCTGACCCCGAAGGCCTTTGCCGCAAGTGCGATGGTTCGATCCGTGAGCTGCCGCTCGCCACGCTCCAGCTTGATAAACTGCCCACGCGAAATGCCCATCTGCTGGGCCGCTTCTTCATGCGTCCAGCCCTTGGCGGTCCTCAGTCTTCGCAGGTTTGTCCCCATAGAGGGGAAAATCGCATCAAACGGTTGGGCTTGTCCTTCCCCTTCTAGGGGTTGACAATGTTCCCCCTTAAGGGGAATATCTCTGCCCATGAAACTCATCGAATACATGCGTGCAAACGCCCTTGATGACGAGACGATGGCGGTTCGCGTCGGCTCCATCACCTCGCACGGCATCCGCAAGCTCAAGTACGGTGAGCGGAAGCCCTCGTTAGCCGTGGCCGTTCGGATCGAAGATGTCACTGAGGGAGCTGTTCCTGCCTCGGAGTGGATTAAGACGGAGCCTGCGGCGTTAACCGACGAGGCCGCGTGATGCGGCGCGCCCGCTACCGCCTCTGTGCCCAAGGCCACCTCTGGTTCCTCACCCACGACGGCTATGTCCTGATCAGGAGAGCGAGCCGATGACTAGTTCATGGCGTCTGAGTCGCACGCTCCCATTGCTGCAGCTTCTGCAGCGATCAGGAGCGCTTGCCCAAGGCCTCGAGCCACCTCCGCGCTCATTACAAGGGGCAGCTTGTAACGGGTGCCGAAAACAAGATCCTCCGGGGTTCTCGCAAAATCTAGAACCATCATTGCCTCCAGGCCATCAACCGTACCAACCGAGTAGGAGGTGAGTGTGCCAGCCTCTCCTGCGTCAAATTGTGCGTGCATTGGGTGCCCTAGCGGAAGTTGTTCCTACCGTTCTTACGACCCATTTGTGACGCCCAATGTGTCGGCTCGCACACGCCGACGGCAGTCTGCCTCCGTGTCTGCCGAGCAATCCCGTTTGATTTGGACCGCTTCCTTCGTGTCTGCAGCCGATTTGAAGAGTGACGGTGGTTCCCTCTCTGATCGCCAGGCCGCTCTCGCCCCTTCCCCTGCACAGGCTTCCATGACGGGAGCATCGCTCCAGACCGTACTGCTTTCACCTCAAATCAACGGGCAAACATTCCATGAACGCTAGGAACCCCTATGCGGCCATTAAGGCTGCCTTCGATCAGGATGTGGATCACCTCGGCGGCGTCGTCATGGCCGCGAGCAAGACAAGGGTAGGGCAGGCGCTCATCTCCCGGTACTCGTCGATCTCCGATCAGAACGTCACGACCCATGTTCCGGCCGACGTTCTGCTCGACATCACCATGGAGATCGTGCGCCGCGGCGGTACGCCTGAGACGCTGCAGGTTCTCGCCGATCTGGCCGGCTTCAAGCTTGTGCCGCGCGCCCAAGCGCCGGCCGAAGACCCCGCGACGATCACCAACCACCTCAGCGACATCGCGAAGGGTTTCAGCGACCTTACAGCCCGCATTGCGGCGGCTCTCCCTGATGGGCTCGACCCGGTGGAAAAGGCTGACATCGATGAAAAGGCGGCTGCCCTTGAGATCGAGTTGGCCGAGCTGCGCCGCGACACATCAAATCGTGTGGTTCCGATCACCTCAAACGGTCGGAGCGCGGCATGATTGAGGTTCGCCAGTTCTCTTCCGCCGCCGAGATGCGCGCCCATTACCGCGCGCTCCACGCCCGCTTGTTCAACCCGCGCCCGAAGGCAGAGAAGCCCGCCATCATCGAGATCCCGGCCGAGTCCAAACCGCTCGTTGATCGGTTCGTGGAGATCGAGATCGCCCAGCCGAAGCCCGCTCCGGAGCCGGAAGGTGAGTTCGTGCCGGAAGCCGGCAAGCCCGGCGCCCGCAGGATCGTCGCCCACATCGCCCGCAAGCACGGCGTCACGCCCGAGGACATCTATGGCCCGCGCCGCCATGCCGTGGTCATGGAGGCCCGGTTCGAGGCGGTCGCCATGGTCTACACGATGAACCCGGCATGGTCGCTCCCGCAACTCGGACGCTTCTTCAATCGCGACCATACGACTGTGCTCCATTGCCTTCGCAAGCAGGGACTTCGCCCATGAAGGCCCCGGCTCCCAAAGAGGTCGTGCTCCACATTCAGGTGGCGACCTTCCTGAAGCAGTTCCTTGCCGAGGGCTGGGCGTTCACGCACCCGGCTTCCGGTGAGCACCGGGACAAGCGCACGGCCGCGAAGCTCAAGGCCATGGGCACGATGCCCGGCTGGCCTGATCTGATCTTCGTGTCTCCGGAGGGTCGCTTCCACGGCCTTGAGCTGAAGCGGAAAGGCGAGGGGCTGAACGAGGCGCAGAAGGCCTTCCACTCCCGCGCCATCGGGCAGGGCTGGGCCGTCGCCGTGGTCGACAACTTCGACGACGCCCTGGCCGTGTTCAAGCATTGGGGCTGCCTGCAGGCGAACGTCATCGAGGGCACCGCATGAGCCGCTTCCCCTACGACGCCGATCCGATGAAGGCCTTCGACCAGATCGAGGCCGACGCCTTGGCTCTCGAAACGCTGTCACGCGAGATGGATCAGTCTGCGGACGCCATCGAGAAGCTGGAGGACGGCTCCAAGTCGGCCGTCGATCTCCTCCGGATCCGGGCCAAGCGCCTGCGCCGCATCGCCGCCTGCCTCGGCTACGTCGCCGGGCGCGTGGACCGCCTTCATCTCCTCAACGAGCCGGTTCGCCGTGAGACGAACTACGGCGCACCTCAAAGGAGGGTTGCGTGAACGTGATCGATTTCGAGGCCGAGAAAGAGCGCCGGATCAACGACGCGTGGCAGGCGTACTGCATCGCTCGCAAGCGGGCCGAAACCACGTGGGCCGTGGAAGACGGCATTGCCGCGGGCAAGGCCTGGCGCCGCTGGCTGGATCTATTCATGAGCCCTGAGCAGCGCGACTCGCTCGACCGGGTTGCGGTCGTTCATCCTGCGAGGCGCATCGGATGACCGCCCAAACCACTCCGCGCGACTACATCGAGCAGCCCCATGCCCAATCGGCAGAGGAGGGGCTGCTAGGTGCAATTCTCCATAGCCCCGACGTTATCGACCGGGTGCGTGGGATCGTTGATCCAGCCGACTTCCACATCGAGGTCAATGGCTCAATCTTCCGCAAGATGTGCGAACGTCGGGACGCTGGCGAGGCCATCGACAGCCGCTTGGTCCGGATCGCCATCGGTAACGCCGATCTCGGTGGGGTGACGGTCGGTCAGTACATCGCTGTCCTCTACACCCACGCCACGACGGTCGTTAACGCCCCGGACTATGCTCGGGCGATCCGTCACGCCGCCATGATGCGGAAGGTTCTGGCTACGGCCCAAGATGCCGTAAAGGCGATGACAGCCGGTGCGGTAGACAACCCTGCCAAATTCGCCGCCGCCATGATCCAGGAGCTGGACGAGGTGGCCAGCGCCGGCCTGCCAGCGAGCATCAAGCGCGTGAGCCTGGGTGAGGCGTCCTTGCAGGCCATCGAGGCCGCCATGGCCGCCCGTGAGGGCCGGATCGAGCGCGGGGCGCCCTACGGCATCCCGAGCCTCGACCGCATGACCCTCGGGCTGCGGCCTGGACAGATGGTCGTCATGGCCGGGCGCCCTGGCATGGGCAAGACGACGTTCGGTGTCGCGATTGCGCTCAATGCTGCAAAGGCTGGGCATGGCGTCTACTTCGTCTCGCTCGAGATGGCCGCTCAGGAGCTCGCAGAGCGTGCCTTGGCTGCCTCTGTTTTCTCTCCTCGTCATCGGAACCCGCTCTCCTACCGGGACATCGCCAAGGGCAAGGATCTGAAGGACGAAGACCTCTGGGCACTCAGCGAGGCTCAGAAGCGCCTCAATCGCTACCCTCTCGAGATCGAGCAGCAACCGGGGCTCACCATCTCCCAGATCGCCGCGCGCGCCCGTCAGGCCCGCGCCAACATGGAGCGCAAGGGGCAACGGCTCTCCGTGGTGGTGATCGATCACCTGGGCCTGATCCAAGCCACCAAGCGGTATTCCGGCAACCGGGTGCAGGAAATCACCGAGATCACGGGTGCCATCAAGGTTCTCGCCAAGGAACTCGGTGTGGCCGTGGTCGTGCTCTCACAGCTCTCCCGCGAGACGGAAAAGCGCGAGGAGAAGCGCCCTCAGCTTTCCGACCTCCGCGACTCCGGGTCCATCGAGCAGGACGCGGACATGGTGATCGGCCTCTACCGGGAGGCCTACTACCTCGAACACAAGGCCAACCCCACGCCCGAGGATCTGGCAAAGCTGGAAGCCAGCAGGGACACGCTGGAGATCGAGATCCTGAAGCAGCGCCAGGGGCCAACGGGCCGCGCCACTCTCTTCTGCGCCATCAACTGCAACGTCGTTAGCGAATTGTCGGAGTTCTGATCATGAAGGGCGAATTCTACAAGATGGACTTCGAGGCCTGGGACGAGGGCACCATTGACCTAACGCTTGAACAAGAGGCCGCATATCTTCGCCTGTGCCACCAGATGTATCGCCGCCACGGGCCTATTCCGAACTCCAAGCGGCTGCTCTGCGTCATCTTCCGCTGCGGTCATGTGAAGGCGACGGCGCTGCTCAATGCCCTCATTCAGGCGGGCAAAATCCGTGTCACAGAGGACCGTCTACTGACCAACGACAGGGTGGGTAAAGAGCTACTAGACCGGGAGTACGTGGCGAGTAAGCGTCGAGTAGCCGGGCACAAGGGTGGAACTAACAGCGGACTAGCGCGCGCTAAGTCGTTGGAAAATAACGAACCGCGCGAAGCAAACGCTTCAACACTGTCGAACCAGAGAAGAGAAGAGAAGAATAGAGAGCTAGTAAGTTCTGTAGAGGGTAGTACCCGCGCGCCGGAGATCGACGCGGCCTATGCTCGCTTGCAGATCGAAATTGCTCAGGCCTTCTGCGAAGCCGGTAGCGCCATCCCGCCCCATCCAGGCCGGGCGAGGGTCTGGCTGGCGAACGGCTTCTCGCCCGAGCTGATCATTTCGGTGATCCGCGAAGGCCTTGCCCGAAAGCCCGATATCTCGGCTCTGTCCTATTTCGACAACCGGCTGAAGGAAGCCGCCGCGACCAAGCCGCAGGAGGAGCCCGCCGCCAAGCCCTACAACCCCGACGAAGTGTTCACCGACGACGTGTGGAACCGTGCCATCGAGGGCTGGAAACGGACCAAGCACTGGTCCTACGGCAAGTGGTCGCTCCCGCCTGACATGCCCGGCTGCAAGATCCCCGCTCATGTCCTGGCAGCCCATGGCTACGGGAGGGCCGCGGCATGAGGCTCGGTTTCAACGAATACGACGCTCTCCTCCGGATCTGCTCTCTCGCTATCCCGGCAACGGACGATCCGAATTTGAAGGCGTCTTTGCAGTCAGCCGCTCGCAAGCTGGCAGCTTCTCGGGACGCCAAGAGGCATATGACCAAGGCTGATCGGAAGAATGCCGTTCGGTCAGGAGGAGCCGTCAAGAGCCGGGTCTCTCGCGCCCCCGCCGTTCTGGAAGGTGTGTAGCATGACGAACCTCCCTCGCTTCGCCCTCTCTGCCGACCCCGGTAGCGTTCACTACTTCCGCTCTCCGATCGTCAACCACGATCCGCCCGAGACCTTCGACGGCCTCACTTGGTTCGTGGTCGTCTGCAATCCCAAGTGCGAGAGGAGGGCGCAGTTCGGCCTCCGTCGTGCGGGGTATGAGACGTATCTGCCCCAGACCAAGCGATGGGTCGTGCACGCCAGGAAGAAGGAAGCCCGCGAGAACCCGCTCTTCCCGCGCTACCTGTTCCTAGGCATCCGGCCAGGGCAAGACTTCTTCAAGATGCGCGGCGTGGACGGCGTTGAGGGCCTCGTGCGGGACGGCTACGGCGTTCCTGCCCGCGTCCCGGCTCCGGAGCCCAAGGAAGGCGAGGAGAAGCGTCCGCATCCTCTGGCGAGGCTACTTCAGCGGGAACTGGCAGGCGAGTTCGACTTCACCCGCCTGCCTGACGTTGGGCCCCAATACGCCCCCGGCGAGCAGGTCAGGCTCACAGCAGGCGCATTCACGGACATCCAGGGCCATGTCGTGTCCATGCTCTCCAAGGGCCGCGTCGAGGTGCTGATCGACTTCCTCGGTCGAGGGGCCAAGGTGCGGATGAAGGCCACAGAGTTGCAGAGATTGGAGGCGGCGGAGTAAATATAGCCTGATCAGGGTTGATGTCCTCGTACTCGTACGGAGCATGGCTATGGCAGGAAGAACCCAAAACGGTAGCGGACGGCATGGGAGCCGTTGGAGGATAGTGGTTTGGGGTACCGCGGCGTTCCTTCTTCTGCTGCCGTTGATCGCAATGCAGTTCACCAACGAAGTGAATTGGGATGAGACTGATTTTATCGTCTTCGGCGTAATGCTAGCCGTCGCTTGTGGCACCTACGAACTGGCGGCGAGGGCGACAGGCAACGGCGCGTACCGAGTCGGAGTGGGTATTGCGGTCGTGGCAGCTTTCATCCTCGTATGGATGAACCTTGCTGTTGGCATCGTTGGGAATGAAGATAATCCCTTCAACTTAATGTATGGCGGTGTGCTCGCAGTGGCATTTGCCGGTGCCGTCATCGCGCGCTTTCAGCCAGACGGAATGGCGCGCGCCATGGTGGCGGCGTCGATCGCTCAGGTACTTGTAGCCGCCATCGCTCAGGCCGCCGGACACTTCACCTGGGTTCTGACGGCGGTCTTCGTCGCCTTGTGGCTCGGGTCAGCCTCGTTGTTTCGTAAAGCGGGGCGCGAGCAAACGCCCGCAGGCTCACTAACTTGAGCTACTTGGCAGCGACTATGCTGTGCTTCGAACACCGTGGATAACCAAGGCAGACTCTTGAAACCGTAGGCCTCCCGCGGTACCTATATCGACACAGACGCACTCTCGGTGATTTTCACCCGGAGTGCGTTAGCTTTATGAGCGCCCCGCCGCCCGGTCATTCCGAGGCGGCTTTTTTGCGTCATCATCAATGCCCAGAAAATCCCGCAAGACCTATCGCCGAGACGATGGCTGTCTCATGGTCGAAGTCTCTCCTCACCTGTATGTCGAGGAGAGCATCGCGGAGAGACTAGGCCTTATTCGGAGCTAAGACCCCACATTATGAGGAGACCGAGTATACCGATGCCTGTAATGCCTATGGCCGCAAGCCAAGGGTGCTTACTCTTTGATTTCGTATCTCCGAACATAGCTGCCCTCTCTGAGGTCGTTGAATTTCCCAGCGGGTCACTCGTGGGTGCTGTAGGATCCCGAGCTACTCGGACTATTCGAGTAGCTTGTCGCTATCACACCATAGTTGAGCGCCCAGAAGCATAAGCCGAGGCCTACGAAAACGGCCATCCAGTTCAAGACTTTCGGAAGCCATTCAGGCGGTGGTACTGCAACTGATTGGGCGGGCTCACGTCCTGAAGGCATTTCGGTTGGCATTGCGGGTCTCCCAAAGCCAGGTAAGCTTCGAGACACACAATGCGCCCAAAAGGGCAGCAGCCGACTAAGGAACCGCTGATCTTGGGATCCTATAGAGGCTTTGAGGCTTTTGAAAGACTGTTTCTCAGGATCTTGGGACGTTGGGGCACGTCCTTAGCTCAAGCCATAGATGGTGCCCCAAAGGCACAAGCCGGCGACGGTGATCATCCAAAGTCGATTAAGGGACCAGCGCAACAGTTGCCCGATGACATCTCTATTCGTCGGCGCTTTTCCTAATCGCATGGCGAGCCTCCAGAGTTTGCAAAACTTAGAGGCGGGGACGCACCTGAAAGGCCAACGGTCAGCTAAGCGCCCATCGACTTCTCAACCTGGCACGGTAACGAGTCCTTTTGGGGGCGCCATTCTGACGCTGAGAAGCCGGGGCTGTTGAGGTAGTCCTGGAGTTCAGTTGCTGGGCACCAGGCGCCTGCTATCCTTGCTGTATCGCGGGTGAAGCAGGCAACGGCGGGATCCCATCCCGTGCGGCGGCGGGGCAGCACCGCCCACCCGCTCCATAGATCGAGGGTCGGTAAGCAATTGCCCGCCCTCTTTCTGGCACGCCTGGCCCTGAGTAGGGAGCGTGGCTCATGGACATCCTTCTCCGCTTCCTCTCCCAGACCCTGAGGGAGAACCAGATCCAGCTGCAGCGCTCCGAGATGCTGCGGGATCAGTTGTACATGATCGCGGCGTCGATCAGGGTGGCTTAGGCTTCATCTTGGTGACTTTGTAAACCTCGCCGTTTTTGTCGTAGGTGGTCCATTCGCCTACCTGCTCGCCATTCTCGAAGTAGCCTGATCGCAGCTTTGTCCCATCGATCCTGAACCACTCCCAATAGCCGGTCGCGACGCCATCGATGGTTTGGCCTCTAGCCCAAAGGCTTCCGTCTTTATGCCGCTGGATGTGTTCTTTGATGCGGGTGTCTTCGGAACTCATAGGGAATCTTCCTTGGAAGTCCGCTCATCTTGGCAGAGCCTGTGTGAATGCCCAAGTTCGTGGACCATAGACCGTGGCCGAGAAGCTGGGACTGTTGAGGTGAGGGCAGGGAAGAATGCGATCTTCCGGTCGCGATCCCATAGCTGGACACTGTACTCGCCCACGAGACGACGGGCTTCCTCTATGGCTTGCTCGTCCGTCTCACAGTCGAGATGAACTGAATTGAGAATGTGTCCCAGAGGGCTGGTCACATACGCTCTATAGACAGGATGCAACTGACTTTGGCCGGACATAATGCCCTCCGTGCCAGGGTACTTCGAGGGCAACATTGCGCCTGAAAGATCGGGAGCCTCACCGCTCGACCGATGAGAATAAGCCAAAAGGACTATTGTGGCATTATAGGGGCAGATGCCTAGCTTTGCGTTCTGGGGCTAAGAAGCTGGGTTTCTAGTATTCAGGAGATCTTGCACGATCATTGGCTGGTTTCCGGGATGTATTCAATATCATCGATCGAGAACACCCCTTCTTGAGGGCCGGAATTATCGACCCATCGGCACATGACCCAGTCGTCCCTGATCTCGACAACCGTCATCCTGTGCGTAGGGTGACCTTTCAGACGCACGACATCGCCAACATTGAACGGCATAGGTCGATCCTCCCAAGGCTATACTTTGAGAGGAGTTCCACCGCAGATGCAAGATCCATAGATTGGCTTGAGCAGCCATGGACATCCTTCGCCGCTTCCTCGCCCAAAGCCTGAGAGAAAATCAGGTGGAACTCCAACTCTCCGAAGCCCGGCGCAATCAGCTCTACATGCTCCACGCCACCCGCAAGACACTCACGCCGCTGCATCGGCGCTTCCTGCTTCTGGCCTGAATGACAGCCCCTCTCGATAGACGGATCCGCAACAGGGAGCATGACGCCAAGCGCAGAGCCGAGAAGCCATGGCGCGCCTGGTACAAGACACAGCGGTGGTACGCCATCCGATCCAAGAGGCTGAGAGACGAGCCCCTGTGCCGGATGTGCAAGGCAGAGGGAAAGGTCGGCAAGGCCTGGATTGTGGATCACATCAAGAGGCACGAAGGCAAATCTGACCTGTTCTTCGAATACGAGAACACCCAGAGCCTTTGTGAGACACACCACAACAGGGACAAGCAGCGTGAGGAGCGAGGACGCTTCCAGGCTGTAGACGTAGACGGATGGCCGATAGGATGAGCAAGCAGCGCAAGAGCCAGTCAACGGTCCCGGTCGGGGTGAGGGCATATGGCACCTACCTCACATGCACCTCGCAGTCAGATGCTGATCTAGTGCAAGAGTGGATCGACGCTGACCCGCTGAATGCGATGAGGCAGAGAGGACGTGACGTGATGGACGTGCGGTCCTTTCGTTTCGTGCAGCATCGCCACCCACGCACAGACGGGCAGGCCAAGCCCTAGGCGCGGGGGGGTATCTGAAACTCTAGAGCGTTTCCAGCCCGGACCGGCGCCCCAAGTCTCGCTTTAGTTTCCGCAAAACTCCGAACCTTTTTAGGATGATGTAACATGGGACGCCCACGGAAGTCCCCAGAGGCTCGCCGCCTTGAGGGCAACCCCGGCAAGCGGCCTATTCCTGAGACAGCGATTGTGGCTGGCGGCACTGTGGTCGCCCCCGATCATCTGAGCGACGACGCGAAGGCTTGCATCGAGATCATCAAGCGCTCGCTGCCGCCGAAGACCTACGCAGCTTGTGACGCCTTCCTGCTCGCGGCCTATGCGAGCGCCTGGGCCGAGCACAAGCGCTGCGTGGAGGAGGTGAACAAGCCCGAGTTCAAGCACGTCGAGGCAGGGTCTCAAGGTCAACCAGTACTGAACCCATGGCTCAAGCACATGAACGAGCAGGCGCGGCTTCTGCTGTCAATCGGCGCCCGCCTGTTCCTCGATCCGGTCGCCCGGGCCGCGTTAAAGCTTCCGGACGAAAAGCCGGCCAGCAAGTTCGACGGGCTGATCGGGCAGAACGAGTCATTCGCTTCATCGAGGCATTGACCGTCCCGAGCGGCGAAGGTCAGGGCGGCCCGTTCGTCCTTCGGGAGTGGCAGAAGGAGTTCATCCGGGACATCTACGAGCCGCACGCGCTCACGAAGGGGCAGTATCGGCGCCAGGTGCGGCGGGCGATCCTCTCGATTGCCCGCAAGAACGGCAAGACGGCCTTGATCGCGGCTCTCGTGCTCGTCCACCTGATCGGGCCGGAAGCCATTCAGAACGGGGAAATCTACTCCGCAGCGAACGACCGGGAGCAGGCAGGACAGGTCTACAAGGTCGCCTCGCAGATCGTGAAGGCCGATCCCGAGCTCTCCGCGATGCTCCGGTGCGTCGACTCCACGAAAACCATCGCCTGCTATGGCAATGGATCGTTCTATAAGGCCATTTCGGCAGAGGCGGGGACGAAGCATGGTCTCAATCCGTCGTTCGTCATCTTTGACGAGCTCGCTCAAGCGAAAGACCGCGAACTTTATGACGTTCTTGATACTTCGATGGGTGCTCGCGCGGAGCCGTTGTTCGTAACGATCTCGACGCAGAGCAACGACCCTGAGCACATCCTGTCGAAGCTCATTGACGACGGTCTGAGCGCCCAGGATCCGACCATCGTCTGCCATCTCTACGAGGTGCCGGAAGAGCAAGAGGATATTTTCGACCCCAAGTGCTGGGGGCTGGCAAACCCGGCTCTCGGCGACTTCCGGTCATTCGAGGATCTGAAGGCTATCGCCGACAAGGCCAAGCGCCTGCCGGCAGAGGAGCCGAAGTTCCGGAACCTCTACCTCAACCAGCGCGTGGCGCCGGTCGCTTCCCTGATCTCCCGGGCCGAATGGATGGCCTGCAAGGGGGATGCAGACATCGAGGAGGGCGAGGAGGTCTATCTCGGACTCGACCTGTCGTCCGTGAACGACCTGACGGCCCTCGTGATGGTCACGGCGAGCGATCCGACCCGGGTCCGGCCGTTCCTCTGGAAGCCCGAGGCCTTCCTGAAGGAGCATTCAAACCGGGATTTCGGCTCGGGCAACCATCGCTATCTCGAGTGGCACAAGCAGGGGCACCTTCTGGCGACGCCAGGCCGCTCGATCGACAAGGAAGTGATCGCCCGGCACATCGCAGACCTCTACGGGCGCTACCGCGTCCTCGGCATGGCCTACGACCGCTGGCGGATAGACGACCTGATCAAGGAGTTCGACCGCATCGACTTCGCCTCGCACAAAGACGGCGAGAAGGGCGACGGGCTGCGGATCATCCCGTGGGGGCAGGGCTTCAGGGACATGACACCCGCCATCGACGCGATGGAGGTGGCCGTCATCGACCGGAAGCTGATCCACGGCAACAACCCGGTGCTCAACTGGAACATGGCGAACGCAGTCGCGGTCACGGATCCGGCCGGCGGGCGCAAGATCGGCAAGAACAAGGCCCGGTTCCGGATTGACGGTGCTGTGGCGCTGACGATGGCGCTCGGGCTCAAGTCTCGCGACCGCAAGGACGAGCGGAAGCCCGAATATCAAATGCTCGTGCTGGGCTGAGAAGGAACCACCGAATGAACCGGATGTATTCGGTCCTCAACATCAAGGCGGTTGAGGAGGAGCAGCGCGTTATCCGCGGCGTGGCCACAAGTCCTAATCCGGACCGAGTTGGCGACATTGTGGAGCCATTGGGTGTTCGGTTCGCGAACCCAATGCCACTGCTGCATCAGCACGACCACAACCGGCCTGTGGGCACCGTCACCTTCGACAGACCCACCAAGAACGGCATCACCTTCGAGGCTCGCCTTCCCAAGATCGAGGAGCCGGGCCCGCTGCGGGATCGTGTCGAGACCGCCTGGGGAGAGATCAAGGCTGGCCTCGTCCGTGCCGTCTCCATCGGCTTCCGCGCCCTTGAGTATGCCTTTCTCGACAGCGGCGGCATCCGGTTCACCGAAACCGAAGTCCTAGAGCTGTCTCTCGTCTCCGTGCCGGCCAATGCCGACGCGGTGATCTCCACCATCAAGTCGATCGACGCCCCCTTGCTCGCCGCGACCGGCAAAGAGCCCAAGGCGGATGATCGGCCTGTCCGCCCGGGCGCTGCCGGGAAAACCGTCAAGTCCGTCAACTTGCGCCCGAAGGAGGGCACGAACATGAAGACCATTGCAGAACAGATCGCGGCGCTTGAGGCCTCTCGTCAGGCCAAGTCCGCACGCATGGCCGAGGTCATGCAGAAGTCCATCGATGAGGGGCGCTCGACCACTGCCGAGGAGCAGGAGGAGTTCGACACGCTCGCGGGCGAAGTCGAAGCCATTGACGGCGACCTGAAGCGGCTCCGCGCGCTGGAGAAGGCACAGGCGACAAACGCCAAGCCGGTCCACAACCAGATCAAGTCCTCGGAAGAGGGAACGGCTGCACGCTCGGGCATCACGCTCGCCAAGCCGGCGCCTGAGAAGGGTATCCGCTTCGCTCGCTATGCGAAGTGCCTTGCCATCTCGACCAAGCACAGTCAGCCCATGGACCGCGTCGCCGAAGCCCTTTACGGCAAGACCGACCCGGATCTCGTTGACATCGTCAAGGCGGCCGTCCCGGCTATGACGAGCGGCAACACGGACGCGTTGATCGGCAACGAAGGCGGCTTCGCGGATTTCGTGGAGTTCCTGCGCCCCATGACGATTGTCGGCCGCTTCGGCACGGGCAACGTTCCGGCCCTGACTCGGGTCCCATTCCGCGTCCCCCTCATCTCGGAAACCTCTGAGACCGACGCGCAGTGGGTTGGCGAAGGCAAGGGCAAGCCGCTGACCCGCTTCACGGTTGGCCGCAACGAGATTGCCCCGCTGAAGATTGCCACCATCGCCGTGCAGACGATGGAGCTCATCCGCGACAGTTCGCCGTCTTCGGATGTGCTCCTGCGCAACTCCCTGGCCAAGGCTATCGCCAAGCGGGCCGACCTCTCGTTCATCGATCCGGCCTCTGCTGGCGTTACTGGCGTTCGGCCGGCCTCGATCCTGAACAGCGTGACCCCCGTCACCAACAGCACGGCGACCGGTGCCGACGCTGTTCGCGAGGACGTGCAGGCGCTCATTGGGGCCTTCGTCGCCGCGAACAATCCGCTTCAGTCAGGCGTCTGGATCATGTCCGCGACCTATGCCCTGCGGCTCATGATGATGCTGAACCCGCTCGGCCAGCGGGAATTTCCTGGCATCACTATGCAGGGAGGCACGTTCTTCGAACTGCCAGTCATCGTGTCCAACTACCTCGGTGACTATGTGGCGCTCGTGAATGCCGAAGACGTGTATCTTGCTGACGAGGGTGGAGTTGATATCGCCATGTCCACGGAAGCGTCGCTCGAGATGGTCGACAATCCGACCCAGGACTCGGGCGCTGATACTCCTGTCGGCGCCGAGCTTGTCTCGATGTTCCAGACGAACAGCGTGGCGTTCCGCGCCGAGCGCACCATGAACTGGATGCGCCGCCGCGCCAGTGCCGCCGCCTGGATCGACAATGTGACCTGGGGCGATCCTGCGGCGCCCGCGACGCCCTAATCGGTAGCCTGAACATCATGGCCGGTCGCAACGGGTTGCGACCGGTCCCCTCAAAGGAGACCGACATGAAATCTCTCAGCTACATGGACCGCGCTCTTCGCGCCCGCGATCCGCGCTATGCTCGCATTCTCGGCAGGCTGGGATATGGCCGTCGCGACATGGCAGCGGCTCCGGTGCAGGAGCCGGCGAAGCCCGCCCCTGCGGCCCCTGAGGGCGACCTCACGGCACTGCGCGCCGAGTACCAGCGCGTTGTCGGTAAGAGGCCCTACCATGGCTGGGATGCCGAGACCCTGAAAGCCAAAATCGCTGAAGCGAAGGGCTGATCCATGCGCCTTTTCGGCATCAACATTTCCCGCGCTCAGGCGACGGAGGAGAAGGCGCTCGCGCCTGTCGCTCAAGGGCGCGGCGGATGGTGGCGCATCTTCGAGTCATATGCCGGCGCTTGGCAGCAGAATGTCGAGGTCCGATACGACTCCGTTCTGTCCAATCATGCCGATTTTGCCTGCCGGACGCTGATCGCATCCGACATCGCGAAGCTTCGCATCAAGCTGGTCCAGAAGGATGCGGACGGGATCTGGGCCGAGACGACCAATCCGGCCTATTCGCCGGTTCTGCGCAAGCCGAACCATTTCCAGAACCGGATGCAGTTCATAGAAAGCTGGGTGCTGTCGAAGCTCCAGCGCGGGAATACAGTCGCTCTCAAGCAGCGGGACGGGCGCGGCGTCGTTAAGGCGCTCTATGTGCTTGATTGGACCCTCGTCACCCCGCTCGTAGCCGACGATGGTTCGGTCTTCTACCAGCTCAACACGGACAACCTCAGTGGGCTCCCTGAGAGCGTGACCGTGCCGGCCCGGGAGGTCATCCACGACCGCTTCAACTGCTTCTTTCACCCGCTGATCGGCCTCTCGCCCATCTTCGCGGGCGGTCTGGCGGCAACGCAAGGCCTGGCAATCCAGAACGACAGCACCTTGTTCTTCAAGAACGGGGCACAGCCGGGAGGCATCCTGACGGCGCCTGGCGCGATCAGCAACGAGACGGCACAGCGCCTCAAGGAGCATTGGGACACGAACTTTTCCGGCAAGAATTCAGGCAAGGTGGCAGTCCTAGGCGATGGCCTGAAATACGAGGCCATGAGGGCGAAGGCCGTCGACTCGCAGCTCATCGAGCAGCTGAAGTGGTCCGCCGAGGTCGTCTGCTCGACCTACCACGTTCCGCCCTACAAGATCGGCGTCGGCACGATGCCAACATACAACAACATCCAGAGCTTGAACGTCGAGTATTATGCCCAGTGCCTGCAGGTGCTCATCGAGGCTATCGAGCTCTGTCTCGATGAAGGTCTCGGCATGGGCGAGAACATCGGCACCGAGTTCGACACAGACAACCTTCTGCGCATGGACAGCGTGACGCAGATGGACGTGCTGGAGAAGGCCAAGAGCGTGATGACGCTCGATGAGCGCCGCAAGCGGCTGGAACTCAAGAAGGTTCGGGGCGGCAATACGATCTACCTCCAGCAGCAGGACCACTCGATCGAGGCCATTGCGGCCCGCGATGCTCAGTTGATCGCCCAGGCCGAGGCGCAAAGGAACGCACCTGTGCCTGCCCCGGAGGATCGTGAGGAAGATGCCGCGCGGCAGCAGGCCGAAGAGCGGGCGTTCGTCGCAGAGGCGGCGCTGGCATTTCAGAAGGGGCTCGCGGCATGATTGACGCTAAGACTTTCGGCCTTGAGCTTGCGGGTATCGTGAAGGCGCAGCTGGACCCGATCCTGTCCCGCCTGGATGCGCTGGAAAAGCGGTTCGATGAACTGCCGGCGCCGAAGGACGGCAAGGATGCCGATCTCGGCGAGGTACGACAGATCATCGCCGAAGAGGTCGCTGGGCTGAAAGAAACCATCGAGGCTATCGAACCTGTCGCACTGCCTGACATTCCGGCTTTGGTCTCCGAAGAGGTCCAGAGAGCCGTTGCCGCCATTCCCGCGCCGCAGGACGGCAAGAGCGTCACCGTCGAGGATGTGGCCCCGCTTATCGCCGCCGAGGTCGAGAAGCGCGTCAGCGAACTCCCCAAGCCAGGAGACGGCGAGCCCGGGAAGGATGGTGAGAGCGTCGATCCTGCTGAAGTGCAGCGGATGGTGTCAGAGGCAGTCGAGAAAGCCGTGTCCGCCATCCCCGTGCCGAAGGACGGCAAGGATGGAGTGGATGGAAAGGATGGTATTGGGCTTGCCGGCGCGATCATCGACCGGGCCGGCGAGCTCGTCGTCACCCTGACCAATGGGGAAACGAAGAACCTCGGGCCCGTAGTCGGTAAGGATGGAGCGCCGGGCGAGAAGGGCGCGGACGGCAAGGACGGACGCGATGGGTTCGGCTTCGATGACCTCGATCTTGTCGAGACGGGTGAGGGCTTGGTCCTGCGCTTCATGCGCGATGGCCAGATGAAGGACTTCCGCCTTCCGGTCGTGATCGACCGCGGCGTCTACAAGGAAGGCCAGACCTATCGCCCGGGTGACGGCGTGACCTGGGGCGGCTCATTCTGGATCTGTCATCAGGAGACGACTGAGAAGCCGGATACAGGCAAGGGCTTCCGACTTGCGGTGAAGAAGGGCAGGGACGGCCGCGATGGCGTGGTGAAAGAAGCCAAGTCATTCGAGCCGGTTCGCGTCGGCATTCCAGCAAAGGCAGTCTGAAATGGCTCTCATCACCATTGAACAGGCCAAGCAGCAGCTTCGTATCGACTTTGACGACCAGAATGCTGACCTGCAGATGAAGATCGAGCAGGCCAGTGACATCGTAGTCGACTACCTCAAGAAGCCTGATCACGGATGGACTGAGACGACCGTTCCCAAGTCCGTTCAAGCCGCGATCCTGTTGGTGCTGACGGCATTATGGGACGACCGCAATGGGGATGGCGGCGGCGACTATCTCGGGCCTGACGGGCCAGTTGCGCGGCTTCTTGCTCGGTTCCGCGACCCAGCTATTGCTTGATGCAAGTTCGGTGAAACGATAGCGCCCCGGCTGATGGGTCGGGTGGGACATCTCAGCCAGGGCGCGTGCGGTGCCGGTTGCAACACCGCACCTGCCTCATAACCAGATTGAAGCATCTGTCAACGCTGCATGCCAATTCAGTAGCCCAAGGTATATGTCGATGCCCCATGCTGGCCAGCTACGCGACCGCGTGATTTTCCAGCGCCGTAGCACCGTCGATGATGGCTACGGCAACGAGGTTTCCGGCCCCTGGGAGGATCAGTTCTCGGTCGCCGCGAACATCGCCCCGGCCCGTGGCCGCGAGGAGGTGCTTGCCCAGCGACTCCAGGGCGTGCGCCCGGTCGAGATCACCGTCCGGTGGTCGTCTCAGACCGTGCAGATCGCCCCGGAATGGCGGGCCGTGAACGCCCGCAAGCCGACCGAGATCTACAACATCCACGACATCCGCGACCCTGACGGAAAGCGGATGTGGAACGTCCTCACCTGCACGCTCGGCGTTGCCACCTAAAGGAGAGAGCCATGGCTCAGAAAGCGAAGTTCACGAAGGATTGGACCTTCCGCGCAACCGGACAGCAGCACTTCTCGTACAAGAAGGGGCGGGAGTACGATCTTCTGCAGGCGCACTATGAGGCGGCGAAGGCTGCCGGCGTGATCGAGGAAGCCCCGGCGACCAAGGCCGAGAGCAAGTCAAAGGCCTGACGATCCCATGGGCAAGGTCGAGGGCGTGGCGGCATTGCGTGCCAAGCTGCGCGCCCTGCCCAGAGAATACAAGGCCGAGATCCGGGTGGCTCTTGCCCAGAGCGCCGAAGAGGTCGCGGCCATGGCCCGGCGCCTCGCTCCTGTTGAGAGCGGGGCTCTTCGGGCCTCGATTGGCTGGACGTTCGGCAAGGCGCCAAAGGGCTCCATGGTTCTCGCGGAAGGCGGATCCGACGAGGCCGATCTTCGGGTGGTGGTCTACGCTGGCAACGACCGCGCGTTCTACGCCCGCTGGCAGGAGTTCGGGACGGTGAAGATGGCGGCGAACCCGTTCTTCTTCCCAGCCTATCGCTCCAACCGCCGGCGGATCCGCGCCCGCATCACCCGCGCCACCCGCAAGGCAGCCAGGAAGGCAGCAAGCAAAGCATGAGTGACCCGGATCTCGCCCTTCAAGGCGCCATCGTCGCCGCGCTCAAAGCCCTGGGCACGGCGGCTGGCGCGAACGTGTTTGACATGGTGCCGAGCAGCAATCCGTTCCCCCGGATCACTGTCGGCACTGGGCAGTCTGTGCCGGTCGATGAGGACTGCTACGAGGGCACGGAAAGCTATTTCCAGATTGATGTGTGGTCGCGCTCGGTCGGCTTCCCCGAGGCCAAGCAAATCGCCTCTGCCGTCCGCGGCCGCCTGCATAACGGCGACCTGGCGCTCTCCGGACACACCCTGGAGATGCTGAAGGTCGACAGCATCAACTACGACCGCGACCCTGATGGCCTTACGAGCCGGGCGCGCATTCAGGTTCGGGCACGGACACAGCCCGCGGACTAAGCCCCTTCACATCGGAGAAAACTGCCATGGCTCGTCCTACTACCCTGCGCGGCTCCAAGCTGCTCATCATGATCGGCGACGGGGCCGACCCGGAGGTGTTCACCGCACCGTGCGCCCTCAACACGAAGTCGTTCAACCGGTCGGCCTCGACCAACTATTTCAACGTCGCCGACTGCTCCGACCCGGATGCGCCGGTCTGGACGGAACGGGCCAAGGGCGCCCTGTCCTCGGGCATCAGCGGCTCGGGCACCCTCGCCAAGGAGAGCATCGACCTCTGGGAGGAGTTCTTCGAGGACGTGGACTCGCGCAACGTGCGCGTGGTGATCGATTATGCCGTTGGCCCGCGCACCTACGAGGGCAAGTATCACCTGACCACGTTCAACCTAACCGGCGATCAAGACGGCCTGATCCAGTACGAGATCGAGCTCACCTCTGACGGCCCGGTTAACGTGGTCCCGGCCGCCCCATGAGTGCGAACGCCTCCTTTACTCAGGTCTGGGCGGGAGACGAGCGCACCTTCCGCCTAGGCATTGGCGAGTTGCTTGCCCTGGAAGAAAAGCTCGATTGCGGCTGCGCTGCGGTCGTCAACCGGATCAGCGGCGGCGAATGGCGTATCGCCGATCTGAAAGAGCCCATTCGCCTCGGCCTCATGGGCGGGGGAGTTGAGGCAAAGAGGGCCAAGGCCCTCGTGGAGGAGAACGTCGTTCCTGGCCGGCTGCTTGAGGCGGCTGTCCTGGCTCGAGCCATCCTTCTCGCGGCGCTTGTCAGCCCGACGAATGAGCCCGTGGGAAAAGACGACGCGGCGACGGAAGCGCCGGGGGCGAACGCCTCTCCGCCGCCGCCCTCTACGGAACCGGCGCAGTCCTAGGGTTCACGCCTGCCGAGGTGCGGGAAATGAGCCTGTGGGAGTTCGCCGCCTGCGTCGATGGGTGGAATGTCTCGCAAGGGGCAGAGCCCGCCATCGAGGCTCCTACGGCGGAAGAATATTACGACCTCGTGGAGAGGCTTGGATAGCCAATGGCCGAAGCAACTGACATGCAGCGCCTCGTCGTCTCCATGGAGGCGAGGTTCACGACCTTCACGAAGGAGCTGCAGAAGGTCACGCGATCCGTCGACGGGGAGTCGCAGAAGATCGAGCGCCGCTTCAAGGCGGTGAACGATAATCTCGCCGGTCAGACAGCGAACCTCGCGGCGCAGTTTCAGGATATTGGGGTGCAGCTCGCCAGCGGCACTTCTCCCCTTACCGTGGCCCTTCAGCAGGGGACGCAGATCGCGGCCGTCCTAGGCGAGAGCAGGGGCGGCGCGGCCGGCGCGGTTAAATCCCTAGGCGCGGCCTTTGCTTCCGTCATCAGCCCGCTCAGCCTCGCCACCATTGGTATCATCGCACTCGGCGGCGCGGCAATCCAGTATATTACGGGTGCTTCAGAGGACGTTGAGACCCTAGACGACCACCTCAAGGCCCACGGCGAGATCATCAAGAGCCTAAAGGACGCCTACGGGGAAGCGGCCGAAGGCTTGGACCAGTATGCCAAGGAGAGCACGCGCGTACTTGAAACGCAGATCCGTGTCCAAATCGTCAAACTTACGGAGGATTTAAGGAACGCGGCGAACGAGATCGCGAAAACGGTTAATACCGCAGCGCCCGCTTTCACTGACATGGCGACCGGCATCGGCTTCGGCGGTGTAGACCTTACGGTGTCGGATAAGTTCAAGGCGTTCGCGGATGCCATCAAGCGGTTTACCGATGAGGCGGCCGCTGGAACGCCCAATGTGAAGGCGTTCCGCGAGGCCATTTCAGAGATTGAGCGGCAGAACCTCGGCGACGAGCAAATCAGGAAAGTAGCCGGCGAGCTTCTTAGCATGTCGGACAAGGCCCTGACTGCCGAGAATGCCCTGCGCTCCATGCAGCGGGCCATCAGCCTGACGGGCGAGGTCGCGTCTGGTCAGGTGAACCGCGTGAAGGATCTCATCTCGGCTCTCAGGGAGTTGGCTGGCATTGCCATGCCGACCCTCTCGGACGCAGACAGGGCGGCCGAAGCGTACCGGAAGGCCATCGAGAGCGCTCAGACTCCCGGCGAGCGCCGACAGGCGGATGAGGCCTACCTCGCCGCAACTCAGCGCATTCGCGATCGAGAGGCCGAGAGGAAGGCCGAGGAAGCCGCTCGGCAGGCGGCACGCTCCTCCCGCTCTGGCAGCGGCGGCAGTTCCGCTCCCTCTCGGGACGTATACGCAGAGGAAATCGCCGAGATCCAGATGGCGACCCAGGCTCTGGAACGTGAGTTCGAGATGCTGGGCAAGAGCAACGTGGAGCGCGAGAAAGCGCGCGCCATTATGGAGGTGGAGAACGCCCTCCGGCGCGAGGGCGTGACGCTCTCGGACGACCAGCGGGCGAACGTCGAGCAGTTGGCGCAGGCCTACGCCGAGATGAGCACAAAGCTCAAGGAGGCCAACGCGACCCAGCGGGAGCTTGAGCAGCTTGCCAGTTCGACCATCAAGGGTTTCGTGTCGGACCTCCTGAACGGAGTGGACGCGGCAAAAGCCCTTGAGAATGCCCTCGGCAGGATTGGCGACAAGCTCCTAGACATAGCGATCGACAGCGCGCTCAAGGGTATCTTCGGCGGCGGCAGCGGTAGCGGTGGGGGGCTGTTCGGCAGCCTCTTCGGCGGCTTCGGCGGCGCTCGCGCTTCGGGCGGCCCCGTTTCTTCAGGCAAGACCTACCTCGTCGGCGAACAGGGGCCGGAACTCGTGCGGTTCGGACGGAATGGCACTGTTGTTCCGAACCACGCAATCGGCAGGGGCGGGACTAGCGCCCCGAAGCTTGAAGTCAACATCATCAACGAGGCGGGCGTGCCGACGGAAACCCGCCGCAACTCCTCCGGTGGGGTCGACGTAATCATCCCGCTCGAAAACGCCCTCGCCGAGCGGGCCAGCCGCGGCAAGGGCAGCTTGTTCAAGGCCTCGGCGGCTCGCGCCAACGGCCAGGGATTGGTGGGCTGACATGGCGGTTCCGGCATGGCCTGCGGGCCTCAACCATAAGCCGCTGACGAGCAGCTTCCGCGTGCTGGAGGCGACCCGGCCGCCGGTCGTGTCCGAGTTCGAGGACGGCCCGCCGCTGATGCGGCGCGCAGGGATCGGCAATCGGGCGAAGCTCGCCTATGCGATCCATTTTAAGACCTGGGCCGAGTTCAACACCTTCCGGCAGTTCCACAAGGTGACGCTCGCCGATGGCTCGTCCCGGTTCACGATGCCGGTCCATACGCCCGGCGCGGGCTGCTATCCGGTGAAAACCGTAATGATCGAGAGCGGCGCGATCAATGCCGAGCCGGCCGGGCGGGGCTTCATCGTCTCCTTCACCCTGATCGTCTTCGATTGGTAATCATGTCCCTCACAGACGCCATCAAGGAAGCCTACGCCGACCCCGAGGTGGGCGAGGACATCATCGACACGCTGGAGCTCGACCACCCCTCCTTTGCCGAGCCGATCCGGATTGCCGCTAATGCCGACGCCGATGTGTGGTTGTCGCCCTCGGCAGAGGCGGCGGCCGTCCTGTTCACGGCGATGGGCGTATCTGTGACTGTGCAGGGCTTTGACGACGACGGGCCGACGACGGGCCAGGTGCAGATCGACAACGTATCTTCGAAACTCGTCCCCTACCTGCAGGCGGCGGTTCAAGCGGGCTCGCCGATCACCGTCACCTACCGCGCCTATATCGCCGGGCAACTGGCGCCGGGCGAGGTGAGGGGCGGCATGTTCCTCTCCCGAGTCAGCCTCTCGGCCACGACCGCCACCGGCACGCTGGAAAGCTCGAGCAAGGCCGACCGGCAGGCCTTCCCGCGCCTGACCTACTCCCTCGACAAGTACAAGGCTCTCCATGGCGCCTGATCTCGCGGCCTATGTCGACGGCCTGATCGGCCGGCCGTGGGAGCGGCGTGGCTGCCATTGCTGGGCGCTGGTGGCCCAGGTGCAGCGCGACCTCTTCGGGCGCGAGGTGCCGCTTGGGCCGCTCGCCGTGCCCGCCCGGGAAAAGCGCCGCGAGCTGTTCGCCGTCGAGGCCGAGACGGTCGGTTGGCGCGAGGTCCCGGCCCCGGAGCATGGCGCGGTCGCCCGCATGTACCGCATCGGGGGCAACCCGTCCGATCTGGAGCATGCCGGGGTGTATCTCGCCCTCGGCGCCGGCGGCGTCCTGCACAGCGACCTCCCGCATGGCGTTGTGTTTGACACGATCCTCCAACTTCAGCGCCGCGGCTGGGTGCCGCGCTGGTACGTCCCCAACAACGGTTAGACATGACCCTGATCCTGCACAGAAGCGACGTAGGCGAAGACCTCCGCGCGCCGCAGACGCTCGCGCCCCGGCGCCGCCGCCTGTCCACGCTGGCGGTCCGCCGCGTGAAGGGCCGTCCGTGCATCGTCAGCGTCCACCGCAAGGGAGCGCTGCTCCAGCCGTCCGACGACACGGTGCGTCTGCGCAAGGACTGGAGAAAAACCCTCGTCGGCCCGCACGATACGGTCGTGATTACCTATCTGCCGCTCGGCGGAGCCATGGGCGGCAGCAGCGGCGGGGGTGGCAAGGCCATCGGCGCGGCGGTTGCTGCTTTTGCGCTCGCCGTGGCGGCTCCGTGGCTGGTCGGCGCAATCGCGCCCAGCCTTGGCCTCGGCGGCGTGCTCGGCACCACGGCGGGCCTGACGCTCGCCGGCAAGGTCGTGGCGGCCGGTATCGTGGCCGGTGCGGCCTATCTGCTCTCTAAAGCCACCCAGGCCAAGGCGAATACGGAAGCCGACTCGCGTCCAGTCTATGGCGTCTCGGGCGGCGGCAACCTCCCGCGCCCCGGCGATCGCATTCCGATCAACTATGGCCGCGTCTGGCACCAGCCGGATCTCAGCCAGGCCGATTATTTTATCTACACCGGCGGCGAAGACTCCGACCAGATCCTACTCAAGAAGGTGACCGTCGGCGCCGGACCCTACAAGGTTCACGCGATCCGCGTCGGCCAAGCGCTGATGTGGACCGAGAACGGAGGCCTGCGCCCGCCGTTCACGAAGGCTCAAGTGGAGATCCTGCAACCGGGCGAGGAAAGCGATCTTGTGCCAGGCGCGGTCTATTCGTCCGAGTCCGTGGCAGGTACGGAGCTGCCGGCGCAGGAAGGCGACATCGAGTGGATTGGCCCTTTCCCGGTGACGGAGCCGGGGGTACTGACCAAGCGCATCCAGATCGATTACACTTGGCCGCAGGGCTACTGGATCCAGCACCCGAAGCGCCCGAACAAGATGCCGTGCTCCTACGGCATCATCGTGCAGTACGCCGAGATCGATGAGGACGGCCGTGTCATCGGCCCTTGGAGGCTGCTGTTCGAGGACATCGGCGAGGGCGTTGCCACCCGGGCGGTGCGCAAGACCAAGTTCGTCAACGTCCCCTCGGGCCGCTGGGCCGTGCGCGCCCGCAACCACGTCACGCGCCTCCTGCCTGAGCTGGAGGAGCAGGGCGTTTCGGCCGCCACCGCCCTGACCTGGGACGGCCTGCGCGCGCACCTGTTCAACGAGCCGCTGCGCCCGGACGTGCAGGAAATCGCGATGAAGATCTCGGCCGAGGCCATGGGTAGCACCATGACCTTTTCCGACATCTGGGTCGAGACGACGAAGATCCTGCCGATTTGGAACGGCTCGGCCTGGGTGGAGCAGCCGACACGGAAGGCGGTCTGGGCGGCGCTCGACATCCTGCGGAACCGAGTCTATGGCGGCGCCTACCCGGACAGCAAGATCGACCTCGACACCTTCCGGCACTATGCCCTGACGCTCAACGAACACGACACCTTCGACGGCCAGATCCGGGGGCCTGTGTCGGTCTATGAGGCGGCCGCGACGGTCCTGGGCGTGATCCGCGCCGAGCCGACGATGATTGGCGACGTGTGGTCGATGGTGCGCGACGAACCGCGCCCCTATGCCGGGCACGTCATCACGCGCCGGCAGATCGTCAAGGACACGAGCGGCGCCGACTTCGACCTCGACGTGGGCGGGGGCGAGAGCGACATCATCGGCGAATACTTCGTTGACGGCGACACGAACCGCCGGGGCGAGGTGCGGGCGACGATCGGCGCTCAGACGCTCACGCCGACCCGCAAGCAGCTCTTTGGCGTCTCGGACCATGATCACGCCTATATGCTGGCGAAGTGGTTCGCCGCCTCGGCCTACTACCGCCGCGAGACGCGCAGCCTCACCATGGAGCGCGCCGGGCGGATCGTGGAGCGGAACGACCGCGCTCGGATCGATACATGGTTCCTCGACACGACGGTTGCCGTGGGCGTTGACGCCCGCGCCGGCCTTACCCTGACGCTCGACGCGGACGTGACGCTGCCCGCCGGCACTCATGCCGTCCTGCGCGACCAGCAAGGGCAGGAATGGGGGCCGCTCGCGATCACGGCCAGCGGGCCGCGCACCATTACGCTCGACGCCGACGACGTGGCAGTGATCGAGCAGACGACGGGCCGCACGCTGACGAGCCTGTTCGGCAAGCCCAACCGGCGCCTGCCGGTCACGGCACTGATCGGCACGCTGACGGAACTTGCCCGGCCCTACATCATCCGCACAGCGAAGCCCGAAGGCCTCGACCGGATCCAGATCACGGCCGTCTATGACGCGCCCGAGGTCTGGCAGGTGCTCGGCGAAGCGATCCCGCCGGCGCCGCCGATCAAGGAGGTTATTCTCGATGAAGCCGAGCTGACGCCGATCCTGCCATGGGTGAGAGCCCACTTGGTTCAGAAGGCAACAGCGCTGGTGTTGGAGTGGGCCGCCGCCGGCGCTAGAGGGTGCCGGCTTTACAGGGTCGATATCGCCTATGGTGCGGGCGGCGAGTGGCAAAACATCCACTACGCCGAGGCGACCAGCGGCAGCTATGTGGTCGAGTACCGCGAGGGTGTCGAGGTTCAGGTCCGAGCCTATGCCATCAACGGTCGCGGCGTTCCCTCCGATCCGGTCTTCACCACGGTTCAACTCTTCAAGCCGGTCATCAACAGCGAGATCGCCGACCTCATCCTTGAGATGGAAATGCTCTCGGAGCAGGTGAAGCGGGACATCCGCGCCATCTCTGAGATCGGTGAGCGCACCCTTCGCGACAACCTGAAGAAACTCAACGATAAGGTCGAGGAACTGGCGAGCGCCGCTGCGACCGAGGATGTTCACTCTTACGAACAGCGCAACCTAATCAAGGTCGCAATCGATAACGCACACGCCGCCATCCTTGAGGAAGCCCGCCTTCGCGTCAGCGAGGACGAGGCCTTGGCCGAGCTGATCACGACAATCACTGCGCGCCTTAACGACCCTGAGACAGGGTTGAGCGCATCTGCAAGCGCTATCGAGTCCCTTCAGACCCGCGTCAGCACAACCGAGGGAAGTATCGAGGCTGTTGCGGAGCGCACAACAACGCTCGAGAGCCGCGCCAACAATCCCACCACAGGCTTCACGGCCCTAGCGCAGCTTACCCAGGATCTCAAAACCGCCGTCGGGCTGACCGGCACGGGTGGGGAAGCGACCGCGACGTTCATCACCTCCCTGAGTGCTCAGATCAACGGCTCGGGTGGCGTCATCACTCAACTGTCGAGCGTCACGGCCACCGCTAATGACGCTCAGGGCAAGGTGAATAACGTGCGCCTAGAGCATGGCGTCGCGTTCACCGTGGACGGCGCTGCGGTCGGCGGATACCGACTCACCGGGTTTCGGCGCCTCGATGGCTCGTTCCAGTCAGAGTTCGGCATCCACGGTGACCTCGTTGTTACCGGCACCATACAGGGAGCCAAGCTTCGTACAGATCAGGCGATCATTACGGGCCAGCTCCAGGTCGGCTCTCTCGTTGTCCACAACGAGTCCATTCTAGACAGCGCGGTGTCGAACGACGCGGCCGATGCGAGCACGGGCCTTGCCGCTATGATCAGCATCAACGTGCGCGGTGGTCGAGTGCTCATTCTGGCCACCTACTACGGTCAGCCGGGCACGCTGCGTCCCATCGGCAATGCTGGCACTCTGCGCATTCTTCGGGACGGTAACGAGATTCGCAGCCTGACGAACAACCACTACATCATCCAGGGCAACTCTGGCGCAGGCCTCTACACCCTTCAGACCACGATCATCGCCATCGACCGCCCGGCCAAGGGCGTTCACACCTACCGCGTCGAGGACGACTTTATGGGCGGTGTCGCCATCTACGTTCTGGAGCTCTCGAAATGAAGATGTCTGCGGCCCAGCGTAGGCGTATGGCCTACCTCGCCAACGACCGTCAGCTCGACGGCTCGCACAACAACGAGTATCGCCGCGTCGATTATGTCCGGTACGACAAGACCACCGGCGACATCACCAGCTTTGGCAATCAGCCGGTCGCGAGCCTGGAGCGCCTGGAAGCGGCTGGCGACTTTCACTGGCTCCCGGCGATCGGCGACCCAGTGTCCTTCTATGTCGATCTGGAGCGCATGCGGGTGCGTCCCAAGTCCCGCTGCCCGGCAGTGCTGGACGGCCTTGTGCTGCGTGAGCTGCCCGTGCCTGCGCGCGTGACCGTGCACGACCCGGCTGGGGCTGAGGTGTACGAGGTCGAGGACGGGGTTGCGGAACTGTCGTTCGAGCACCCTGGCACGTACCGCGTCGTGGTGGAGTCTGTGCGGCACACGCCAGGCGAGTTTGAGGTGGTCTTCAATGGCGAAGATTGAACACAAGAGGGACTACCGCCCTCTTCGCGCGCGGGCCTATCCGCCACTCGGAGATGCCCTCGATGCGATCCAAAAAGGCTTCCGTGCGCTAGTCGATCAGGGGCACGAGCTACCGCGAGAAACCGTGGCATGGGTCGAGGCCTGTGAAGGGGTGAAGTCCACATACAAGAAGTCCGGGGTGAAGTGATGGCCGACACGGTTTCTATCGAACACGGTAGCCAAGAGGTTATTGGCGACCTCACGAACTTTGTGGCCGCCGAGGGCGATCTGCTCATCGCGGGCGGGTATGTGGCGGCGATTGCCAGCGCCCCGACGACATCCCGCATTGTGCTTCAGAAGCCCTGGTCTGGCCCGACGATCGCGGGCGAGGATTACACGATCCTCAATTGGGGCGAGTATTGGCGCTCCACTGCGACGGTGAGCAGGAAGGTTGTCGAACTCATCGAGCGCCTGGAGGGTGGCCTGCCCCTGAAGCCTGATGCTTCCGGTACGCTTGCCAATCGCGCACAGTACAACAACCAGCTGCCGCCGTTCTTCTATCTGCGCACGGACGTTGATCCGTTCCTGCTCTACGCCAAGACCGGCCCTGGTTCCAACGACTGGTCGAACGGTCAGCGGCTACAGGCGGATCAACCGGCCGCAATGGCCGAGGCTGTGGCCGCGGCCTCGCTGGCTCGCGAGTGGGCGAACAAGATGACCGGCGCGGTGGCTGACGGTGAGTTCAGCTCCAAGCACTACTCGCAGGTGTCCAAGATCGAGGCTGACCGGTCCAAGGGTGAGGCTGATAGGGCAGTCACTGAGGCCAACAGGTCGGCCTCCGAAGCAAACCGCGCCGAGACTGCCAAGGCGAGCGCCGACGCCAGCGTTGCCACCATCGCCACTCATGCCGCCGAAGCCAAGACCGCCCGCGATTCTTCCGCACAGTCGGCGCAGCAGTCGGCGCAGTCGGCCGGTCAGGCGGGCTCGGGACCGGCGAGCAAGCTCTACTACGACCTGCTCAACAAGGTGGTGGTGTCCGCGACGGGCGTTGTCGATACCTTCGTCTATGACACGACGCTGGACGACGACCGGGGCCAGTGGATCTATAAGTGCGGCTGGACGACTTACTTCAATGAGCCCCTGAACGTCGCCAATGTGCGCGGCGGACGGCGCGAGCATCCGGTTGTGGCCGGCATCGTGCTTCGGGCTGGACGCCTGGACATTCTTGACCTTCAGGATCTCGATACCGCTACGGGCACCCCGCGTCTGTGGAAGTCGATCTTCCCGGCGGCAGGCCCTCATGCCGGCGCTGAGTTGTGGCGTCAGGCGCAGCGCGCAGGAAAATGCGTTTGGGCTCGAAACGGGCTCCTTCTGTGGGGCATCGACATCGGCAGTGCGGAGGATGGGGCCTCCGGACTCTGCTACATCGATTGGTCGATTGACGAGTTCGGGCGCTATCCCGGCACGTCGGCGGCGGCGGGCGGCAGGGCCAAGGGCATCATCAACGCCACTGTCGCGAATGGACATATCTTGGACGACAGCCTGCCGGTCATCGTCTCGTCTCAGGTACACGACGTTCACGCCGAGGTTCTTCCCGGCGCTCCGCTCAATGCGGCAGGCTTGCCGATCCCTCACATTGTTGTCGGAACACAGTCGGGCTTCTCGGTCATTCTACCGAACGGCACCGTTTGGGATATGACGGGCAGCACGGCATGGTCGGTGCGGCTTCTCAAGGATGGCACGATCCGCGCGGCCGTCGGTGGAACCGGTATCGTGCGCGACTACGCCATGCTCACGGCGGACATTCTCTCGACGCAGCACCAGACAGAATGGAACCCGATTGCCAACTTCCCGCGCCCGCTCGGAGGGTGGGTGGGTGTCGTGTCCGACGACGCCATCGGCAATAAGTCCTCGTCGGCAGGACTCACTTTCCTCGCCAAAGCTGCCGACAAAGCGAGCAGCATGGTCAGCTACGCGACCATCAATTACGTCACCGGCTGGCAACCCGGCGACATCAGGCTTGCTGCCTTGGGCGAGGGCGCCGTCGGCAACGTCTCGGACTATCCGGAGCTTGTGTCGAACGGCTCGGCCTTTGCCGACACGGCGGGCTGGAGTTCCGATGCCAACACGACGCTGACCGCGTCCCCGACCGGCAATCTGGTAATCTCCGTCGCTAGCGGCTCCGGATTCGCCTGGACAACGATCCCTACGGTGGCGGGCAAAGCCTATCGGGTGTCCTTCGACCTTGTGACGGGAAGCGGCTTCTTCCGCGTGGGCGTTGGGGCGCATACGGACGGGAGCCTGATCCCGGCGGGGTCTATCGGCAGCGCAGGGCGCAAGATCTACAGCTTTGTTGCCTCGGGCCCGACCTCGTACCTGACCTTCAGCGTAAGCGGCACCAACGCTTCCATGGCCATCGACAACGTGTCGGTGAAGGAAGATGTCGTAGTCAACGGCACCTTCGATCGCGACCTGACGAGCTGGCGCCTCTTCACTGGCACGGACGGTTCAATCACATGGTCCGGCGGCGCCGCCCTTCTGGTGTCGACGGCATCCAGCACCGTCTATATCCGCCAGACTCTCACGACGATTCCCGGGACTTCGTATCGGTTGGAGTTCGATACCTCCGGAGCTCTCAACCTGTCCATCGGCACGACGGACGGCGGCACTCAACTCCTCTCCGCTCGCTCGGTTTCCGGGGCCGGGACGCACAGCTTCGAGTTCATCGCCACTACGGCCACTTCCTACCTCCAGTTCTATCGTGGCGCCGGCAGTCCCTCGACGTCCCTCGACAACGTGTCTGTGCGCCCTGTGATCGTCACGAATGGCGCGTTTGTGTCTGATTTGACGGGGTGGGAAATCACGACCGGGGATGGCACGGGCTCCGTTACTTGGGACAATGGCGCGGCGAAGCTCACGACTTCCGCGACCTCTTCGGCCCGTGTCTCGCAAAAGATCGTAACGATCCCGGGGCAGACATACGTTCTGACCGCCGACCTGACCACCGGTCAGGACATGACCGTTGCCGCAAGCCGCTCAGGTCACGCGGGGACGGATCTCGGGTCTGTGGTCGCAAGGACGGGCCGGGTTACGCTTCAGTTCACCGCCGCGACAACCGAGACTTACTTCCAGTTCTACAAGGGTGCAGGATCCACGGCGGCGGGCTTCGTAGACAACGTTACTGTCACCCCTGCCGTCCCTGACCGCTCTTACAAGGGCAAGGGCCTCAACGTCGTTGGCACTCTCCAGCGGACGACTGTGGCTTCGGGAGCGGACCTGACGTGGACTGCCGGATTCTCACTCACTGACTACTTGGAGATGCCTGCCAGCCCGGAGCTTGATTTCGGCACGGGAGACTTCTCCTATCTGATCTGGGCAATGCCGTACACCGACACGGCGACAAACGCCTATATCCTCCGCCGCACCAACAGCACGGGGCCAGCGGGCCGGATCTCGATTGTCCAGAATGGCGTCAACCTCGCCTTCGCTGTGGGCCCAGTGCAAATCGCAGCAAACGGCTATCTCGCGGCCAATCGGCCCGTCCTGATAGAAGCGTCCCGCCGTTCCGGCGTTCTTAGGCTTAAGGTGAACGGGGAGCTTGTCGGAACCGCCGCGAGCACGCAAGACGTATCCTTCCCTGACGCGCGCTTTACCGTCGGCGCGGGCAACGGCAACAGCGCGCCCGGCGCGAACGCCTTCTTCCCGGGAGCGGTCGCCTTGCTGCGCGCCGCCGCCTATTGCCCGACCGACGAGCAGAGCCGCCAGATCTACCGCGACGAGCTCCCGCTCTTCCAGGCCGGGTCCAAGTGCTTCCTCGGCGGCGCGTCGAACGTGGTCAATGACATCGACTTTGACGAGCAGCGCAACACCCTTGTCGCTGGCACCGGTGACGGTGTGTCTGAGTTCGTGCGGTTCCGGCGTATCAACTATTTCGAGGCGCTTGGGTCCATCGCCCTGACCAACGACATCATGAAGTCCGTCGCCTCGCGTGGCGGCTTCAGGCTGTTCGCGGGCGGGGCGCAGGCCGTGGCCTATCGCGAGCCGATCAACGGCGTGGATGCCCTGGCGCCGCAGCGGGTGCCGACGCCGTGGGATCTGGACAAGAAGGCCGACAAGGCTGTGCTCGCGGCTCTCGAGTCCACGGTGGGTCAGAAGGCCGATAAGAGCTACGTCGATACGGAGCTCGGCAAAAAAGCGAACCTCGCTTCCCCGGCTCTGACGGGCACGCCGACGGCTCCGACGGCGGCGACGGGCACCAATACAACGCAGATCGCCACGACGGCTTTCGTAAAGTCGGCCATAGATGCTCTAGTGACCGGGGCTCCGGGCGCTCTCGACACGCTGGATGAGTTGGCGGCGGCTCTTGGGGACGATCCCAACTTCGCCACGACCGTTCTCACATCCCTGAGCAACCGACTCCGTTTCGACGCGGCGCAGACACTCACAGCAGCACAGCGACAGCAGGCTCTCGATAACCTCGGCGCGCCTGCGGTGGCCATGAAGAACCGCCTCATCAACGCCTGCTTCATCGTGCGTCAGCGGGGCGACGCTGCTGTATCCGCGACGGGTGCTTATCCGGCCGACAGATGGCGCCTCCTTCACAGCGGGACAGTCAGTGTGAACTGCGGCATAGCGGGCAATACGGACACGTCCCTGGCCTCTACGATCCACGCCTATATTCAGTGCACCGGGGCTAAGGCCTCGCTCGCGGCGGGTGACTACGTGGCGCTTGGTCAGCGGGTAGAGGGCGTCCACGCGCTGGATCTGAAATGGGGAACACCTCAAGCCAAACCCATCACCATTTCGTTCCGCGCTCTACCGTCGGTTCCGAACACTGTTGTCTCTGTGGCAGTAAGGAATGCCGACGGCACCCGATCCTACGTTAAGAATGTCACTCTCGCAGCGGGCGCGGGTACTTACCGCGTGACGATTCCCGGATGCAGCGACGGCACTTGGAACGTGTCCACCGGCACCTTCCTGGAGTTCACCATCGCCGTAGCCTGCGGCACGACCTATCGCGCACCGTCCGAGGGTGGCTGGCTCAGCGGCAACTACCTTGCCGCTCCGGGAATCTCCAACCTCCTCGATACGCTGGCCCGGTACGTGAACGTTGCCGATCTCCAACTGGAGGCTGGCTATGCTGCGACCGAGTACGACTACCGCTCCTACCCGGAAGAGTTTCGCCTGTGCGCGCGGTACTTCCTCCGTAAGAACGTATCGATCATCGGCAACTGCTTCGCGGGGAGCGCACTGTACGGGAACCAGATCGACTTCCCCACACCGATGCGTGCCTTCCCGAGCTACGCGACGATCCGCATCGACGAGAACATCAACAATGCGCAGGTCAACGTTTCCGTATGGCCGGACTGTGTTCGCATCCACGGCGTTTCGACAGCCTCAGGGAACGCTTTCTGGACTGCGGTCATGGACTTTAACGCGGAGCTTTGAACATGACAGTGCACGTTCGCTACACCGAACCAGCCAATCCGGAAGCGCCCGACGCTCCGCGCAAGGGTATCGTGAAAATTGGGGACACGGAGTGGAACACGCCCCTCCCGCCCCCGGAGTCTGGTGAGATCCGCGAGGCTTACGAGCGATTCCTGGCCGATGGCGGGGTGCCCGAAGAGTACGTGCCTCCTCCTCCGCCGCCGGCGCCGCGCGTTGTCGCCATGTGGCGGGCCCGCACGATCATGAAGGTGACGCCGCACGGCGATGGAACTCTCTTCGATGCGGTCCAGGCCTACATCGCCGGCATGGCGGATCGGTTGCAGAAAGCTGCTGCCGAAGAGGCGCTCGAGCGCGGAACCGAGTTCGACAGGGACGGCGTCTTTGTGCCGCTGATCGCAGCCGGGGTGGGCATCGATGAGCCCACGATGGACGCTCTTATGGAGCAGGCCCACGCACTGCCTGCCTGATCGGGTGCAAATCGTCGCTTCCACGAGCCGCTCCTGAGAGCGGCTTTTTCTTTGTCACATCGTGAGGAATCCCCATGGATAAGACCGTCCCAGAACCGGCGGCGATGCTGCTCGACTTCATCGCCAGCAAGGAAGCGCCGAGAGGCTATGACACCGTCTATGGCAACCGCATGGATCGGATGCCAAAGCCCCTGACATCGATGACGATGAAGGAGGTACTCGACCACGGGAAATGGCGGACGAAGACCTTTGGCTCCTCGGCCTGCGGCCGGTACCAGTTCATGGACGCCACGCTCCGGGATCTGGCGACAGAGCTCAACCTGAAGGCGGAAGACAGGTTCACGCCGGATTATCAGGACCGGCTTGGGTTCCATCTGCTCCGCCGCCGCGGTTATGACAAGTGGATCAAGGGCACGCTCTCGGATGCCGAGTTCATGCTCAACCTGGCGAAGGAATGGGCCTCGTTCCCGGTGCCGTACACCGTCAAGGGCGGCAGCCGCACGGTCAGTCGCGGGCAGAGCTACTATGCGGGAGACGGCCTGAACAAGGCGCTCGTCTCTGCCGACGACGTCGAGCAGGCACTCGTCGTGGCGCGGGCTCAGCACAGTGCCCAGCCCATCGTTGTCGCGACTCCCGAGCCGCCGCTCGATACCCGCGAAGTCCCTGATGACCTCATTCCGGCCGGCCTCTGGCAGGCGATCGTGAATGCCGTGACCGCTTACCTCAAGACCAGGAGCGCCTAACCATGAACCCGCTTTTCATTCCCATCATCGGCAACATCGCGGACAGGGTCCTGGATCGGCTAATCGCCTCACCGCAGACGACGGTCACGCCAGCAGAAGCGCCTGCCGTGCGCAAGGAAGTGGCCGAAGCGGTGGCTCCGGTCATCGAGCACCTGACGAACAACGAGCCGTGGTATCGCTCGCGTGTCAGCTGGGGTGCCATCTTCGCAATCCTCGGCGGCATCTCCACGATCGGGACGGCAGTCGCCAACGGCGAGACGAACCTCGAGCTCTACTCCACAGCCGGGATGAGCGTCCTGGGCGGTGTCGCTACCCTCTACGGGCGCTGGGCGGCCCGCAAGCCGCTGGGTGCCTGAGCATGCAGTTCAGTTGGGAAATTAACCTCTCGACCATCTTCATGATCGGCGGGGCGGCCTTAGCCGTCATCAGGTTCTGGCTGTCCGCGGAAACGAAGGCGATCCAAGCCGACAAGCGGGCAGCCGAAGCGGAAGCCAAGGCGGACAAGGCCCACGAGAAAATCGCCATCCTGCAGGCTTCAGTGAGTGCGTACCAACTCACCCAGGCCGAACGCCTTGTCTCCCGTGAGGTCCTGCGTGAGGTGGAGGATCGGCTCGCCGGATCGATCGACAAGCTTGGCGACCGTCTCGACAACCTTGTGAAGGAGCTCATCGGCCATAGGGCAGGGGGTGGGTAGCTTTCCGGGCTGTCGATAGGGCCCGTGCCATGCGCCCTCGCTCTGATCCGGCTTCGCGGAAGGATTGACATGCAGCAATGCAGTCGGGTTTAAGGGCGCGCCATCGTGCGTCCAATCCCTTTTCCTCTTGAGGCCGGTGCCGGCACAGACATCTGTGACGAAGGCGTGATGTGTTGCTACGTTCACCTCGTGAGCCAGCACGAATGCCTGCGCGACGACGAAGGCATCGAGGTCTCAGACATTGAAACCGCTAGAAGAGAGGCGCTTCAGGCCATCCACGAGTTGCGTCAGGAAAGCGACGACTTTGAAGAGGAGTGGCGGGACTGGCAGCTGGATATCGCTGATTCCGAAGGAAACGTCCTCCTGTCGATCCCGCTGATCATGCGGCAGCAATAAAGGGCGCTATAGGGACAAGGCGGGATGGCTCGTCGTGGCGACGCCGGTCGCGGAGGAGCGTCCTCAGCCGAGCCAGGACAGTTCTGACATGCTCAAGTACCCGCTTATCCTCGGCCTCTCCTGTCGAGGCGGGAGGAGGGCCGTTCTCGTTTGACTTACAGTCAGGCATCTCGCTTTCCTCGCTTGGGGCTTAGTAGCTCCCATAGGACAGCATGACTACCTCGTTTGTTCCCGGCCCGCTCGAGACTGGTCCGGGCGCACATCCGAACTCTGGCTGGGACCGTTCGTCACGCTGCCGCTACGGCTGTCAGGCTTGGCTTTCGCGTTGGCAGATGCAAAAATATCCAAGATTGATTCCGGATCAGCACGATTAGCTCTGCCTTATTCTTACCGCCAATGAATACCCCGAACCATCTGACTATCCGCGACAGCACGTCCGAAGGCAGCCCTGGCTCCCTTAGCCAGCTGATTGACCAGTCCAATCACGCGATTGAACGGTCCCGCGCTGAGATCGCCCGCTCGCAGGCACTGAGCCAAGCCGAGGCTGATCTCGCGCGCGCCATCGATCAGATCAGCAAAGAGGAAACTGAGTCCTCTCGTGACCGGGAAGGATAAGCACGCCGCCTCTAACGCGTTCAGAATGGCTCGGGTTCGCGGTGAGATTGATCACGGAACCTCGCATGTGGCCGCTTTGGGGGCAGACACGGCCAACACTCGCGGCATGAGGAGCGAGTCTACACCGCAACGTTGGAGCACGAAGCGCTTTGCACTATTCGGAGCCGCGCTTGGCGTGTTCGGGGGCATAATACATAATTACGTTCATGCCTTCTGGAGTCACCCTGTAGAAGAGAACCTGATCGAGCACATTCAAACCCGGATGGTTATCTTCCCGGTGATTGGGGCCGCCAGCCTCGCCGCCGTAGCAGCGATCCAAAACTGGTTCGTGCGCCGGCCATAGCTCCAGTATGCGCGCGTGTTGAAGGGTGAACCAATCGCTCCCCCCGGGTTGATAGGCATCCATTCGGATCTGGAGACCCAAATGCCGCGCTTCTACTTCAACGTGCGGGAGGGGGCGAACTTCTCTCCCGATGAGGAGGGTCTCGAGTTCGCCAGCTTCGACGCTGCCGAACGCATGGCGGCTGAGGCTGCGGCGGAGATCGGACGGGACCGGCTGCCGAAGGGCGACGTCCGCAATATCACGGTCGAGATGAGAAACGAGCATCGCCAGCGGGTGCTGACCATCACGGTGTCGATGGAGGTCGACCGGGTGGATCCCTCGCCACCGCCCCCGCACCCGTAATTCGCAGAGCCCCTTTAGTGGAAACTATTGGTTGAGCCCCATACGGACCGCCTGCGTCCGCCCAGAGCCCATCAGGTCTTTATCCAAGCGAGCGTGTTTCGGGGGTAAGCGGCTCACGGAGGTGCCTCCGCACACCTCAACGTGAGCCTGACCAACGATCCTGAGCGCGGAAGATCAACAGGATCGGCAGCTTCGGGACAGATAGCACGTCCCACGGCATTCGAGCGAGGTGAAACAGCAGGAAACGCCTGGCGATGATACGGGCCCTCCATCGGGCTCCTCATGAAGTGCCCCCTGTATGGTCAGGCTTGAAGGCTACTCTCCAAGCGCCCATGTATTCCTTGCGGGCCGGGCCCCTCTGACAACCACGGTCGTGTGGCTGTGATGTCGGACCGCAGCGAGAACGCCTGGTGCTGATCCGTGTAAGGCCGATCAGTAGTCTGGGCTCAATATCCGATTACCAGCCTTAGGAGGTCCGCCTATGACCAGCGCCGTCGGCATGCCGTGTCCCGTCTGCAAAGTTTCCCTTGTCATGAGTGAGCGACAGGGCGTCGAGATCGACTACTGCCCTCAATGCCGGGGTGTTTGGCTCGACCGCGGGGAACTTGACAAGATCCTCGAGCGAAGCGCCCAAGAGGCACCCGCCGCTGCTCCAGTGCAGCAACCTTCTTTTTCAAAGCCGCAGTATGACCAGGGTCATGATCGGGGCTACGCTCAGCCATATGGGCATGGCCATCAATACGGGCACTCCAAAAGGAAAAAATCCTTTCTTCAGGAGTTATTCGACTGAGACCCTCAAAATGTTGAGTGAAAAAGGCGCCGTCTCGGGGCCTTTATTTGTCCACGGTCCCATCAGACCGGATTGGCCATGAACGCGTTTCAGGAGAACAAGGCAGATACCCCTGAGCGAACCATCGCCGAACGGCACATCGAATCCGTACGGCAGCAGGGTGGCATCTTCGTCGAGGCTGTCCGGCGGACCCGCATGCCGATGCTCGTAACCGACGCCATCCTGCCCGGCAACCCCATCGTCTTTGCCAACCAGGCGTTCGTCGACTTGTCCGGCTTTACCATGGACGAACTCCTCGGTCAGGACCCGCACTTCATGAACGGCGAAGGCACGGACCCGGAGGCCATCCGGCGCTACCGGGCTGCGGTCGCGGAGGGTCGGGACGAAACGCTGGAGATCCTTCAGTACCGGAAGGATGGAACCCCATTTCGGGCGATGCTGTTCGCCAGCCCGGTGGATGACGGCCAAGGCACCGTCATCCATCATTTTCTCTCCTACCTCGACATCACTCGCCGTTACGACGCGGAGGACAACCTTCGGGCCCTCGCTTCAGAACTGGAGAACCGGATCGCGGCCAGAACCAGGGAGCTGGAAGCCGCCAACAAAAGGCTGTCGGCGCTGGTTGCCGAGCGGGAGATGCTGCTGGTCGAGGTCAACCACCGGGCCAAGAACAGCCTCGCTATCGCTGCTTCCCTCCTCGGCATTCAGGGGCGACGGCAGCCGGACCCCGCCGTCAGGGCCCTCTTTGAGGAGGCCCAGGACCGGCTCAATGCCATGGCGCGGGTCCATGATCTGCTCAGCAAGTCGGAAAGGGTCCAGCACGTCGATGTGTCCGTATACGTGGCCGACCTATGCGAGGCCCTGAGGTCCATCACCGGGGACGATGACCGCGTGAGCCTGAAGGCCGAGATCGACGAAGGCATCCTGGTGGACGCCGACACGGCAGTCCCGCTCGGCATCGTGCTGACCGAACTCATCACCAATGCCGTGAAGTACGCCTTTCCGGCACCAAGGTCAGGAACGATCCGCGTCCGGGCGCACCGCAGCCAACCAGGGCGGGTTGAACTGGCAGTCCGGGATGACGGGGTTGGGCTGTCAAGTCTTCGGGAAGGATCGCTCGGCTACGGCCTTGTTCGATCACTCGTTCAACAGATCCGCGGCGAGATCGATGTCAGGAACGATGCCGGACTGGTGGTGACGATTTCATTCCCTGAGGCGGCACAACAGAGCCCATACTTCGGATAATCGCCTGTGTGGAACTCTTCCTAGGCCGCGGCACCATTGCGCTATCCCCATGCGAAATTGAGGAATAGAAAGGGTGTCAGCCGCGCCTTGATTTTTGGCCGGCTTGGCTAAATGCCACCCAGCCCTGAGCGCCCCGGCACTCCTGTCTGAGTGCAAACGACGGATAAGGGTTGGCCATGAACACCAATCAAGACGGCCAGCAGCCGGTGATTGTCCTCCTTGCAGAGGATGAGGCTCTTGTTCGCATGATGGCTGCGGATGTGCTCCGGGACGAGGGCGGTTTCAAAGTCGTTGAAGTGGTCAATGCGGATGAAGCCCTGGCCGTGCTTGAGGCAACAGCCGACGTTCGAGCCCTCGTGACTGATGTGGAAATGCCGGGTTCACTTGATGGTGTTACACTGTCCCGTGTAGTGAAGCAGGCATGGCCTCATATCGGGGTTGTGGTGACTTCAGGCAGAATGGCACCCGGGCCGAAGGAGCTTCCGTCGGGTACGCTGTTCATTCCCAAGCCTTACAGGCCGGCAGATCTGGTTGCAGCCGTGCGGACGGCGCTGCCGTCAGACCAGTCCGAGATACCTGCTGAAGATCCGGTTCCGGTGCTGCCCTCCGCGATCAAAATCAGTCAGCCCCACACCGGCATTGGCGCTGCTGGCGGCCTCGCACAGCCCCTTCCCGAGCCGGAAGAATAAACCTCTACCGGGAGCGATTCCCGGATCCGCCCGACCTGTTGCAACAGGGTATGCGGCGCAAATGCAGCCTGTCCCCGGGTGGGCATCATCTCGAAGGCGCACGGGGAGGGGGCCTCTCTTCCTCATATCTGCAGCCGTGCCGCTCGCCGATGGCCTCCACTGATCGGGCCCCATGGTCCCGCATGCTGGCGAGGGTCATGGGCGGGATCTCGTTCCCGTCATTGTCATAGGCTCGGCGGGGGTTGCGGGTCATCGGTTCGGCCTAAGAAGGGCAAGGAACTCTTAAAGAGTTTTTGTTCTTGTATTGCATCGGCTGCCCCCCGGCCGATACTCCCGGCCAAGCCCAGGGCTTCGTGAGAGCCACAGCATGCTGGACTTGGCCGGGTTCTTCACCTTCCCTCACTAAAGGAATACCCCATCAGGTTAAGTTGACCGTCGAGCTGGATCACTTTCCTAGTAAAAAAGGCCGCTGTTGCGTCGTCACACGACGCGGAGGTGGGATCGAAGTGGGCCTCCAATGCCGAGGTCGGTTCGGATGCTTGGGGGCAACATGGCATATTCGTTCAATTTCAACGGCCTGAAATGGTACCGATCTGACATTCAGTGGTCATTTGGTCTTCCTGGTGGGATCGAGTTCTGGACCAAGAAGATGACGGGCCAGTTTGCGGAGGACGTGAAAAGGGCCTTTGAGCGCTGGCAGTCGGTCGCCCAGATCAATTTTTCCGAGGTTCCATACGACGTTATGGAGACCGTGGAAGAGGCAACTCCTGGTCCGCACCCGATAGAGCCGCCCTATATCGCGATCGGATGGCGCGATTTTGGCCCGATTGGACTTGCTCAGATTATCGGCAAGGGTGGACCAGGCAGTTGGGTCGAAATCGGAATCGATCCAACCGCAGGATGGCACAGGGATCAGAACGGTCGCTTGGTGGCGAAGGACGGAACGTCCTTCTACTTCCTAGTCCTCCATGAGATCGGACATGCACTCGGGTTGGGCCATCACACGGGAGATCCCTCCATTATGGGTAGCGGGCCCTCAGAACGCGTGGGACCGACAGACCTTACCGATTATGACATCGCTGCAATTCAGAGGCTCTACGGGGCGAGGAAGCTGTTCTCGAACGATGCGGATAAGGTGAATTTCGGCAGGCTCAGCGAAGAGAAGAAAATTAGCATCAAAGGTGGCGTCGACCTGTACGATGCCAAGGACGGGAACGATGTAGTAACCCTCGTTCCGACCGGTACCATCCTGGCAGGGTCCCGTAAGTTCGAGGCACGTAAGTTCAAGGCTGGCGGCGACAACGACCACGTCACCGGCAGCGCCGGGAGTGATTCTATCTCCGGCGGAGGCGGCGACGATACAATAATCGGTGGGGCGGGAAATGATGTGTTCTACGGGGTCGGCAATCCGTTGAATAGTCGGGAGGTTGAGACAGGCCATAACCGGATCACCGGCGGGACGGACTCAGATACCGTGATCTGGAGCGGCCGGTATGAGGAATACGACAAGACCCTCAGCGTTTCCTTCCGGGACTTCTTTATGGGAAAGGGGCTGCAGGTCACGATTAGTAGCAGGTTCGGGGATGCGTCGGATACGTTGACGGATCGGATCGAGCATCTGCGCTTTGCCCGGGACGAGGTGCCCTATGAGAAGCTTCAGGCGATTGCCGGGTTCAAATGGGCTCTTGAGTCGGCCACCGACTTCTTAGAGACAGCGCTGAAGTATATCGAGGCAGGGGGAGTGAAAGTCCCCTCATCCTACAAGACAGGCATTGAATGGATAAAAACGATCCGGTCGATCGTCGCTGATGGTATCGATGCAGCGGGGGCGCCGAATCCCTATCGGGCCTTGTTCATCGAAGCCAATGTCCTGTTTGTGAAGAGCCTTAAGCTCTATACGGACGGCGCAGTGTCCGGCAGCAGCAAGTACACGTCTAAATACTACAGTGCGCTTGAGAAGCTTGTGCGGCTCAATGCCGGCGAGACATATGATATCCTGATGCAGTCGACGCTGCCACTGTCCGAAGCCTTCGGTCAGAAATTCGGTGATTTTTGGTACGGGGTCACGAGCGAAGTGGACCCGGTGGATCTCAAAGGTAAGCCATCCAAGCCGTTCGTTCCCTCGGTCCCAAAGATGAACTTCAACGACGGAACTGACGGCAACGACAGTATCACAATCACGCTGCGGTCGCTCAGCTTCAAATTCCAAGGCTACAACACCCTTAGCAACACAGGCGACGGCAATGACAGGGTGGTTGGGTCAAGTGCGGCGGACTACGTCCTTGCAGGAGCCGGAAACGATCGCGTCAAGGGCGGAGGCGGGCACGATCGGCTCGTAGGTGGGGCAGGGGGCGACGAGCTGTGGGGCGGCAGCGGCAAGGATGCCTTTGTCTTCGACATCAGTCCCGCAGCCAACGCTGGTGTCGACAAGCTACCGGACTTTTCCGTCAAAGATGATACGATCAATCTTGATGATGGTGCCTTTGTGGGGCTTTCGCGCGGTAAACTTGCGGGCTCAGCTTTTGTGACCGGGGCGGTGGCTAAGGATACATCGGACAGACTTATCTACGACAAGGCGAGAGGTTATCTCTATTACGATCCTGATGGGACCGGCGCCGAGCCCCAGTTTCCTTTCGCAAAATTGAAAGCAGGTCTCGCGCTTAAGGCTTCAGACTTCCTGGTGATCTGAGATCGGCCGGAACTACCAGCCGTTGCACCCTGTCACTTTCGCCCGCGGGCTTCCTGCAACCGCTCCATGTAGCCCCTGAGCATCTCGGCGGCTTTCAGCCCACGGATCGCGATGATGCCGCGCTCCTTCCGGTTCCCGTTCTCGTCGACCGAGCCGTTGAAGAAGGCGTCCCGCTCGGCCTTGGACATGGCCAGGACGGCTCGTGCCTCGCATTCGTGCTGCCACTCCTCAGACCAGGTGCTCACAGGCTGGCCGGTGATCTCCGAGATGGCGGTGGTGTCGCGGGAGTAGGTGAGGGTGCTCATGCTGGGCGTATGGCATGAAGGGGGTGAAGAAAGGTTTTTCAAACTACTTAGGAAACCCTTGGTTTTCCGTGGTCGCGTTCAATGATCTTGAAAAACTTTTCGACCATCAAAGCATTGCAGGCAAAGAAAAAGCGCCCGAAGCGGCGCTGTTCTACCATTAACGATTTCTAGGCGCAGGTCTGGCCTAAGCGACAGCGCCTTCACGCGATCGCCGCCTTGTGGTTTATAAGCTGTATCGCAACAACATTAACTCTAATCACAAGCCTTCAATATGGCTCAGGTGTTCAGCTCTGATCCGGGATTCCCAAAGAATAAGAGGCGTGGTCTTCCGGCAACCTAATAGCGCGGTTAGGTACCCAAAGGGTTTGCCATCAGCCGAAAAAATCAAAGGAAAACAGTAGAGGTTCCCCTGAGGTTTGCCAGAGCTAAGCTTTTGTCTTTGCTTAGTTCTGGTCATCCTGCCGGGCCCACCATTCCCTCCTTAAGCTCCTGCGGTGGCTCAAGATGCTGCTGAAGTAGGGGATAGCTCAACTGGAACACATTGCTGTCATGAGC